CCGGGCGTTACCGTCACGCAGATTGGTACGATGACGCAGCAGGAGGGAGGTAAAGGAGAAGGGCGGGAAAGCTGGGCGGCGGCGCACTTTGTTGGCAAGCGCACATTGCTTAACAGTACCCGAATCAATATCAGTTCCGATAACCCGTCAGGAACAAACAAAAACCCGTTCCTGTTCGAAGCGACGGAAGCCCAGAAAACAGCGCATCCGGAAATGTGTTTCCTGAACACCGGGGCAGCTTCTGAGAAATCGTATGCAGATACGCAAACCGGGACCTTTTACACGTTTGATTACCGGCGCTATCTGGACGCTCAGGGCTTTGCCGATCCTGATATCGTGTCAATTGCGCTGGCATGGAATGACCAGGCTAATGGCCAGACTCCTGACGCCTATATCGCGCAAATCAACTACATGGTGGAGCAGATTAGGGTAGCGTGCCCGAATGCCAGGATAGCCATTGCCCCATATTGTCATCCGTACTCAAGCCGTGCCGTGTGGAACGCCAACACCTCTCAGTATGTGCGTAACGTCATCGGTTCGTTCAAAGGGCGCCAGAGTGAGAAGCTGCACATCATTCCTTCATGGGGGATCATGCCAGCCGATACCGCCTGGAGTAGTGACGGCGCTAATATCACGCGGGATGCGTTGACGGGAAGTTATGTCGATACGCGTAGCGATAACATCCACTGGGACCAGTGGGGGCGGCAGTATATGGCCTACAACTGTCTGTACCCGTTCTATATCTGGGCCTGTGCTCAGTAGATAATGCCACCCGGTAACGCTTGTGTTAGGTCACCGGGTGGCATTAATTTTTAGGCTTGATTATGCTGCCACCCGCAAAGGTGGCAGCATGCATTCAGACCAGCCCTCTCTCATGGAGAATGTCCATCCCCACGCTCACCATCGCATCACGCTGATCTGCGGTGAATGCGCCGTCATAGTACGCAACACACGCAATGTCGCCGTACATCGATGAGGTGGTGAGGCCATTGGGATCGCCACCGATGCTGACAGCCGCATCGAGTGAGGTGTTATCAGGGAATCCGCCGCCAATAGTTCCATACTGCAACCCGGCATCGCTGATTCTGACGCTGGCCGTTTTAGTGACCGGATCAAACACGCCAACAGCCACATACCATTTACCGACTTCAGCGGTGATCACCCCTGCGGCAGCGATAGTTCCCGGCGTCCCGCTCGGGTAGATATAGGACATGTAGAAGCCGCCGCTGTAATAGAAATTAAAGCCAGCGCTATTCACGCGATTGCTGAGGATGTTGATATAGCGGTCAGCGGCATCCAGCTTAAACGCGACGATGAACGATACGGCGCCCTGTCCGGCCTTCACCAGGTCAGTCACTGACGGTTTTGCACCGTTAGGGTAATGGAGGCCCCAGTCGCGGATTTGACCGCCATTTGGTTTGACGGTATAGCCGTGCCCGCTGTTGTCCAGTGGGTTCAGCAGGTCGAAACTGGCAATGGTCGGGAGCGGTGATTTGCTTTCCAGTTTTGATTTGATGGTCACATAGTCGTGGTTCCAGTCGGTGACAGGAATAACTTGATTGCAAAGAATGCGAACGCCAGCCATGGTGGCTCCTTGTTAAATATTGGGTGAGTGTTCAGGAGTGCCGCGATTTTCGTTGCCGGTACCGTTCAGGGTGCCGGTATAGGTCGCCCCGTTCATCGGGTCGAACCAGTCACAGCCCGTCGCCCGGACATTGGATGTATCGAAATAAAGAGCCCCTGTTGAGTCAGGGATAAGCTGAATATCCGCGCCGGTTACCCGGCAGCGGTTCCCGGTATCGCCGACGCTGTAGCGCGCCAGTAAGCCGCCGGCAATGTCGAATTCGGCTTTTACCCCGGCGGCGTTGATAATCGACGGATAGCAGTTACGCAGCGTCACTTTCGGGCGATATGAATATTCGCTGGTGCGGTACGTCGTGCCCCCGACAACGGTGTCCCATGAAGAGGCCGCGCCTGGCATGTACACCGTCGGGCAGGCGTTCTGCGCGATGACCGGATTATTGATGATGCTGATGACGTCCTCGGCGATAATCTCTGCGTTCGTCCCGTTCGGGCGGAGTTTAGTCCGGCTGGCAAACGGGTTCTGCGCCATGTCGGCTCCGCAGCGAAACACCGCCATCACCGCATTCTTACCGTCAGGCACGTTAATTGCGGTCATGCCCTGCACTTTCACCATATCCGGCAGATAGGTTTTCTGGGCGAAGTTGTAGAGGTTACGGAACGGACGGCAGAAGGTGAACGCAAAATTATCAGGCAGGGAAGCCGGCACACCATCCAGATCAAAGACAATATCTTTCCCGGAAATCACATGCGGGTTTTTGGTCGACACACCATAATCAACCGATGTCCCGCTGTTCATACGAACAATATCAAACGACAGCACGTCAGACGCCCAGGCATTCGTGATATTGCGGTCGAAACGCACCACCAGCCCGTCGATAGCCAGGTTACACTCGCAGTCCCCGGCGTAGTCTTCGCGCATATTGATAAAGAAATTCAGCCGGTCTTCGATATGCCCGGTCTGCTCCAGGCTGTACTGCGTGATATTGAAGTCACAGTCACGAAGTGCGAACTGGCCACCGCCCTGCAGGAATATCTGGCGCCCCTTGAATTTCGTCCTGCTGATGTAGATGTCATAGCCGAATGAGTGAAAATCGAACCGGTTCATGACCGATTCGGTAATAAATACCCGCTTCAGACCATGATGCCCCTGGAATCCCCAGCCGTAGAGGCCGTAATATCCGCTGATGTGAATATCGATACTGTTACGGAAGCAAACCACATACGCGCCGCCGGAAGTGTTCGGGATACATTCAGCTGCTGCGTTACGGCAGTGAATATCGGTCACGCCATACGAGCCGATCGCCACGCGGGACTCGATATCGCCCGTCGCCCAGTTATCCATCACCAGATTTTCAATGTTGACCTGCGAGCGCTCAACCTGAATGTTCACGAATTTGCGACCGTTGCCTGCTTCAAAAAACGCCGGGGGCTCAAAGTTAAGCCAGGCATTTTCTTTCGGCTGGATCCAGGCTTCCGTGATGGTGCCCGCCGGGATATTTTTGACCAGTACATCAGAAACCGCGCCATTACGACCGATGCGGGTGAAGTCCCGGAAATGAACCTGATTACGGACGTTAGTTTTATTCCCGCTGCGGTACAGCTCGACGGAAGAAGAAATAAAGCCAAACAACCCACCCCGGTACTGGCTTAACTTCGGCATCGGGATATCCATGCTCCCGCGCTTCAGATATGACGAATAAGAGGTATTGAGTTCGTTCAGTTCAGCCGCGGTAAAGTTGATGCGAGACTTACCCTGGATGCGGAACATATACATCGGGTCAGGGGCGCCATCATCCACACCATCCACTTTCCCCCAGCGGGTTTCATCCGTTCCGCTGCGATTGCAGGTGACGATCGTAGAGCCGCTCAGATAAGCAGACGTCCTCACCACAATTTCGCCGCTCACCCACAGGAACCGCCCGACATTCTGGACTACCGGGATAGCGTGCTTAGCCGCGAAGGCATGGCAACGGGCAATGGCCTGATCCGCCGGCTCAATATCAGCCAGTAACGCCTGCGCCGCGGACTCATTACCCTGCGCAGAGAGCGCGGCATAATTCTGATAGACCGACTCAGGGATCCGGGGCGCGCCAAACATGTCATAAGAGACAAAGTCACACTGGCGGATCCAGCGGCGCCCATCAGTACCGACCAGCACTCCACCGCCATCATCTGGCGACGTCGTATCGGAAGCGTCGACTACAAACCGGCCATTGATACGCTCGCCCACAACATCGCGTACAGTGGCGTCGCCAGTGTAATTACGGATATCGTCATAACCCACCGCCGTATCACCGGGGGTAATCCCGCCAGCCTGCCCGCCGCTGCTGTCGCTCCCGCCCCAGCCGACTTTCGTCCCGTCTTCCTTAACCCCTGCAATCACCAGACCGTTGCGCGAATAAATCAGGAACAGCCAGCCGTCCGGCGCGTTGTTGTCAATCACGCTCCCGTTGAAGTTGAGACCTGAGTCGCCGGTCACCAACTGCGCGACTGACTCAAACTCAGTGACGCCGTCCGTGCTTCTGATGCGAAATGGGCGAATACCATTGCTGGACACGATATCAAACAGTGAATCAGGTGATTCCTGTAATGACCGGGTACGCTTGTCGATCTCATCAACAAGTGCGGACGACGGCATTTTTCGCCCTGTAGCGACCAGCGTTCCGCCGTTATTGATGACCTCAATAGCAAGCGCCGTATCGTCCGGACTGCGGTAATACGTTGTGCTCCCTTCGGGGATATTGGCAATATCCGCCTGTGCAGCCTCAAGTGTCATGTACTGCCTGCTGAGCGGTATCAGGTTTTGACGAATTTCATCATTCTTCGCCATCATCTGGCGCCATGAGTATAGCGGATCTCCGGCACGGTCGGGAACATCGGCAGCAGGACCGTTAATCAGTTCATCAAGACGTTGAACGTTGCCCATAAAAACATCGGCGTTGGTCGATCCCAGCGGCGGATTAAAGGCCATGTTTTTTGCTCCAAAAAGAGGCTTCGCCCAAACGAGGGTTTGAGCGAAAGAAAGTTAATCGGGGAAATTTTTGGTTTTAAGAGACGCTGCCGGGGTAGTTGGCGTCGTCGTACTGGTAGAAAATGTCGCTGTATTGTCTGGTCGTCACCTGGCAGGTTCCGTCCGCCTGCGGGGCAATCTCCTCAAAAATGGCGTCATAAACACTGCGCGTCGAGCTGCAGAACACCAGCCGCGGCGGTTCGATACTCGGATCGTTTAACTGGATTTCATCAAAAGCAGCCTGCCACGGAACAGACAACTGATAATCCCCGACAAAGGTGGCCACCAGCAGCCCGGAGGCAGAACCATCCTGGTAACGCAGAATTGCGCGCGGGTTTTCAAAGGACCAGTCCAGCGGCTCGGAGACGGTAAATACCGTTTGACCGCCAGATGTGGCCATATCCATAACCAGACTACTTACCGTTTTATTACCCGGAATGTCATCCGTCAGCAGAACGCGATCGCCATACTGATAGACCAGCGCATCCAGTTCTGTTGTCGTGTTATGCCCCAGCCGCTGATATAGGTATTTCATCAGGCGGCGCATGCCGATTTGATAGGCGCGGTTCGGGTCAAGCACTCCATCGAGGGTATAACTCTCAATTTTCCTCGGTGTGGGGTTATCCGGAGTCCGGCATTGCACCGTTTCTTCTGACCACGTCGTGCCATTGATATAAGTGACATCCACACCATCGTAATCATCGGTGGACGGCGCCGAGAAGGTGGTCTGTAACTCTTCGGTCATTTCATGCGGGCTGATAATGCCGGACCAGTTTTTAATCCCTTCCCTGCCTACAGATGCGAGCCCGTCACTCAGCAGGAAGTACGATTTCCCCGCCGTGGTGATCTTCTGCAGCATTTCCAGTGCCGAGATACTGTCGCCAGTAGCGAAATCAAAATACTCTCCCCGCGGGGTCCAGTAGGTTGCCTCGAGGGTGTTAATGGCTTCGGTGTCCATCGCCAGGCCAAGAGAATTACCGACATGATACAGCGCGCTGGAGATTCGCCGCGGAGCGCCGGTATCATAAATACGCGTGGCCACAACGTTAACGCGCCGATCAGACTGCGCTGCCAGTTTGCCGCCAGATTCCACCGTCACAGCCATTAACGATACACCGGCATATGATGCTGGCCGGTTCAGTAACCTGCCGCGCAGCGCCTGCCAGTACATCGAATCACGCGCGTTATTACTCCCCTGCTCATTGCGCCGGCGGCACCGCACCTCAACCAGACCAGGGGTAGACAGTTCAAAGCGCTCAGTGAACCCCAGGGCATTTATGTTCTTCATTTCGTAAACACCCTGCCGGCTTATCCACCCGGTACCGGAACCATACACCCGATACTGGATTTCCCATTCACAGTGCCTGACGCGCTTCTTACCTTTGTTGTCAAAGCCGCAAATGCCGGAAGGGAATGAAAAATTCACTTCAAATGCATTTACCACCTCATTATCCGGGCAGGCAAGAAACGGCCCCATCCAGCTATTGTTGTCGTTAATCCCGGTCGCCTGGTAATCAATCATCGTCCTGGGTGAGAACCCCGGCCAGGTAGGATCAATACCTCCGTTAATCATGCGCTGTACCGTCGCGGTCGTTCCATCTGCTGAGGCAATACGGTATTCATTTCCCCGGTGCGCCAGCGACAGCCGCTGTGTCCCTTCAGGAACGCCGGAAAATGCTGCACCGCCAGCGCTGCCATACGCAAGGGTGACATTGGCGGTGATCGCCGGGTTGCCACCGCTGGATGCGGTACCATCAGTGAACGCCGGGTTATCCCCGAATACGGAAACGGGAAGTGATGAGGCGGTAATACTGCCGCCCAGCCACGGGCTGGACTTCTCAATGATGCGAACAACCCCGCCATCATCCTGCGCGACCAGGTTAGACCCGGCGATCGCTTGATTGATTGCCGCCAGCAGGCCAGACATATTGCCGTAGTTGGCGATTAGCGAAACGGTATAAGTTGTCGCCTGCCAGGTCAGGTTAAACGTCTGGCTATTAGTCGAAAAATCATAGGTTGTTGGGGCTGCACTGCCGCGTAATGAAGCAGCCGATCCCCCCACGCCAGGAACAGCATCCTGCTTTGGCGTGAACGTAGCGATGAAGAGATCATATTCTGCCCCGTTAATTTCCAGCGTAACGGGCATACCCGCATAGGGGTTAATCTCAGTCAGCGTGTCACTGAACAGGACGCTGTAACCCGATGAAGAAGAGATCAGGTAATTGGTCGGCGCGATGATAGTCACCAGCGCCCCCTCCACCCAGGACTCAGGCAGTGAATTATCATCATCACCATCACTCAGCCCGGTGAACGAAACCGACGATCCCGAAACGGTCATGCTGTCGGCGGTAATATCGGATGAATCTGGCGCCGTCTGCGCCATATCAAGGCCGCTGCCGCTGGATGTTCCGCCGACCTCGGTAGAATTGAACCAGTTTTCACTGCGGCGATCGCCGGAAACATTTGCTCCCGGCGGATAAAGCGTCCAGGAGAATGAATCACCCAGGGCGGAAACAGGCGTCGAACCAATCCTGATATCGCCGTTAGCAAATGCCACATTTCCACGACTCACGCAGATCAACATCTCAACTGTCATTCTGGTTGGGTCATCAGGGTTAAAACGACTTACCGGCTGAACAACATAATCCGGATAAACCCGCGCACGGCCAAACAACTCCCGGATAGGATCGCCAAGTTTTGCCGTGTTCGCTTTTGCCGGGTTTAAGTCCAGAGACTTACCCGTAGATGAATCGTAGGCCCCGGTATCGAGGTTATTCATCATATAGATGGAATAAGCTGCAGCAGCTACCGCTACAACCAGAGCGGCAATAGCAAAACCTGTCGCGTAAGGGACGGGGTAAATCTTCACGTCAGTATCTGGTAAAAGTTCGCACCGCGGCCATTCCTCTGATGCTGCGGGCACGCCATCAATCTCAACGCTGATTGGCTGTGGCAGCCCGGGATCATAATTTTCGACGTTCCTCTGCATCCACTCATGCAGGGTTATACGCGCATGATGATGGGTTTCCAATGGACCGCCGGGTAGCCTTGAGGGATAAATACGGATCGTCATCGCCAGAATTCCACCTTGATAAATCGCCGTTTAAATTTCCAGACCGGCATAAAAGAAACGTTCGATCCGGGGTTACATTCCGCCACCTGCAGCAACCCGTTCAGCTCAACAACAATCCCCACATGGGTGACCATTGTTCCCGAATAACACGCCACGCCAGCGCCGACGCATGGTTCACAATGCTCAAGCTTTAACATTAGTTTTCTGGCTTCTTTATCAAGGCCGCCGCCGTCTTTGGTCACACCTGCAAAGTCAGGCCATTCAGGTAGCCCAAGATCTCGGCGTATCTCATTCACGATGCCAAAACAGTCGAGTTTGGGAAAAGAGCGACCGCCCTTCAGCCAGGTGACCGAAAGGTATTTATCAGGTTCAAACATGGGGAAACCTCAACTCATGTAACGCAAAGCGGGAAAATCATTAAGTGTGTAGCGATATCGTGGCCAGGCAGTATCGAGCACATTCATATAGCCCGCGGTAATTTGTGCCTGCAGCGCCGTCCATGAGCCCGATTTGATAGCAAGCGTATACGGCACTGAAGCCGGAGCATTAAGGTCTGTTGAGACATATTGCCTGTAGGTCATAGAGCCATCTTGTCTCGCTGCCAGAGCATCGCGAATCGCCGTACTCGCTTCCCCCTTTATGTTGCTGACAGCGAACTGCAAATCCTGTGTACCGTCACTGTTTCTGGCCGGGATGGCGATATCGATAGCTGCGGCAGAGAAGGTAACAACAGCGCCATTTTCGGTCGTAGCGGTAATATCGTCGTAGCCCTTGCAGAAATAATGCACCGTCGAACCGATATTGATTTGTAGCGTTTCAATGATGACTTCCGATCCGCTGCTGGCATAAAGCCGGTTAAGCACCGTCATGCTTTGGCCACTCCCTGTTTAATGCGATATCAAGCAGTGAACTACCTGCGATCCACTCGGGGTAGTTACCCCACGGCGGAGGCAATAGTGGACGTTCCCATAACTCCAGCGTTGCCGAATACCGCCAGTAGATAGGAGCCACCAGCACTGGCCCCTGATAGATATCCGTAAAACGACATTTGTAGAATTTTATGCCTGCGGGGGTTTGCAACTTCATCATGAACCAGGCCGCACCATCAGAGAGCGCATCGCGGTACCACGATTCAAACGTTAGCCCCTGAACATCGCTCTCCATAAACCAGGATACAGTCGCTTCCGTGGGAGTCGAGGTATACGCCCTGCGTTGTCTCGCCCGGCCTGTGGTGAGTTGAGTTCGTTTCAAAGGGCTGACTGGCTGGAATCCATAGCCTTCTTGTAAAGGCATAGGGAGATAGTCATGCGGATAAAATATTTCAGCCATTACCCTGTTCTCCGTCCAGTGTTATACCCCCCAGTTAATGCCTTGTGCACTTGGCCAACCCCTTTTGCCAGATCGTTAGCAACCTGCTGGTAACCTTGTTTTGCTCCTTCACGAGTAGCCTGCTGTACAAGCAGCACAGTCGCGTCAGAAGGATTTCCATTGATGGTTATTGGAGGAACCGTGACTGTGGGGCGGATGATGGTCGTTTGCTGGCTGTTGCTAACGTTCTGAACGCCAGTCCCAAACCCCGAACGCCCCAATGTCGCATCAAGCGGCTTGCCGTTCCGTAACGCCTCAAGCTGCGACACGCCGATTCGATTTGTGGACTCCTGATCGAAGACATATTCCCCTTTATGGACAATACCCGCGGGCTGATACTTCCCGCCTGAGCCAGTATATCCACCAGAAGCAAAGCCGACGGCGGCAGCACTGGAGATGCTGGATGTTATAGATGCCATTAGCCCGACAACTGAAGCCATGGCCGCAATATTAGCGGGGAACGGTAAACCGGCCAGCGCCTGCCCCATTGCCATAGGAAGTTGCAGAGCGGCTTGTGCAATCGCGAATGCTTTCTGAGTAACAAACGCAGCCTTATACATCGCGGATTGTTCACCAAACATCACACCCATCGAATCAGTAATACCGGAGAAAGAATTTTGCGCTGATTGCATCTGTGCGACATAAACAGCGGTGCTTAGCGCCTGCTGGTTTTGTTGTCCTTGCTGTTGGAGTGCCAGCAGTTGCTGCTGCTTCTGCTGCTCATTCAGGACTGTACTCTGCGTTATCGCCTGTTGTTGCTGATTCAGCCAGGCAGCATAATCAGTCTGGGCTTGCTTCAGCTTTTCGATAACCTCAAGCTGTGGATCAATTTGCAGCCCTATCATGTTCATGCCCTGCCCTGACAGGTCACTATTGGTTGCTCCAGACGTCATCGTACCACCGGCTTTGTTCACACCTGATATAACGGAATCAGGCAGCACTGATTTACCAATCAGGTCGCTCGCCTGCTTCTCTGCTGCCTCCGGCGTCAGTTTCTTCAGCTCAACCATCTTCTGAAGAATTTCGAGGCGTTTTTGCAGCGTCTCATTTTGGCGCAATTCCTTTGGAGCAATTTGCTCCTGCATTTTCCGGTAGTCGTCCAGCACCTTGACTGAGTTTTGCAGGGCTTCCTGCTGCTTGTAGGCCTGTAGTATTTCGTCAGCACGGGAAAGAATCGACTTCTGGTCGGCGGTTAGCTGCGTTTTAGACTTAAGGTCAGCGATCTGCTGTTCGAACTTAACCCGCGCCTGGGTTGCGCTACTTAGCTTATCGCTGGTATCCAGTTGGTACTGCATGGCGGCAGTCTGCTGGTTTATCTGGTCAAGCAGTCGGGATGCTGCGTCCTCTGTATAGGTTTTACTTTTTATCTCTTTCTTTGGTGTTTCTTTGCTTTGTTTTTTGGCCTGATCCAGCTCCTTTTCACGAACGGCAATTAGAGCATTCGCTTGGTCAATCGCCTCCTTATTCCCTGAGAAAGTAATTTTTTTTGATTGAGCCCTCGCTTCCTTAAGCCTTGCCTCGGCGCCAGCGACTCTGTCAGCCGCCAAATACTCCTTATTAATCCAATCAACAGACTCTGCAACAGCTTTATTACCCTCAATAGTCAGAACATTCATCGTTGATTGCAGGTCGATGGCCTGTCCGATAAATCTCATTGTGGGGTCTATTGCACCACCAAGGGCAACATTCTGCTTACCTTTGTCGGCAGCTGTGTAATAGTTTTTGACCTTTATTGCCGCTGCCGTCCAGGAGTCGCCAATTTTCAGTATCTCTCGACGGTGCATGTCAATATCAGCATTCAGAGCCGTAAAATTAGCTGAATCCTTATATTGAGAAACTTTTTGTCGCGCTTCATCGTAGCTATATCCGACATCAATTAATTTATTTACTGCTTCGCTGGCACCGTCATTGGTCGTAATAAACATATTGCCAACTTCTTCAATAGCCAGCCCCGTCTTATCGGATATCGCAACCATGTTAAGTGCAAGGCGTTCGGCAGCATCACCATTAGCACCAAGCGATGTTGTAGCAATTTTCGTTGCTGCTTCAATCTCCAGCCGATTTTGGTAAACAGCATAAGTAAGGAGGCCAACTGCCCCCGCAGCTACTGTATATGGGTTTACCAACCCCATGACGTAGGTGGATACACCTTTAATCGCAGGAATAATTCCACCGAACATATCTTTTAACTGCCCACCCTGCTGCATAAGCACCATAAAAGGGGACTGGCCTGTAGAGAGTCCGACTACGATATCCGTCATCTGAGCGGGGATCATGCGCATTGCAAAAGCTGTTTGGGCAGCAGACTGCCCAGTCTTTTTCAAGTCGTCACGAAAACCGGTTAATTTGTTACGAGTCTCTTCGATTCGCTTTGAATAAAGCTCAAATGTATCTGTATCTACCATCCCTTTAGATTTGAATTTCGCCAAATCCTGTTGTTGTTTGTCCAGCTTATTCAGGGCGGCATTCACCGGGTCAATACGATCGAGAAGTTCAGATAGAGCCTGCTTTTCTTCATCCGTAGCCTTTGTCACCTTGCCAGCGCTCGTAGCTGCACGGTCCCCTGCTTGGGTCATTTTAACCAGTGCAGTTGCGAGATTATCGGCCTGCTTTTCTGCCCCAGAGCTGTCGATAATGATTGCGAGGCGTGAGGTTTGTTCTGTCATTTAGCGATCTCCGGGCAATAAAAAACCCCGCGGGAGCGAGGTTTGGTTTTGTTGGTTCCAGAAAGCAGAAGCCCGCCGGATGGCGGGCTTGATTCTTATGGGTTAACTCTATATTTAGCTCTAAAATCACCTTCCATTTTTACACAAGCTCTACCTATGAAGCATTGTTCATCATCGGCGTTTGATTTTTTCTTTTAAGTTGAGCATCAGTAGTCAATCCCATCCCTTTTGGTCGTTTTTTCTTTGCTTCAGGCGAATTACCGCATCCAAGCAATGTCAAAATTCCAAGCACAACCACAAAAACTTTATTCACGCCCCTACCCCATAGAAAAAAGCCCAAATCATGATTCAGAGTTACTAATTTGTATTAAAGTTTCTCGTGAGCTTAAAGGTAATTGACTGATTATTTGCTTCCATAATATCCAGCACAGCTCCTTTATAACGTATCGTTTTGGATTCAGAAAGATCGTACTCGACCTCATTAGAGAAGGCGGCTCGAGCCATGCCCCCTTGGAACTCTCTATAGCCAATATTGATTTTGTTACCTACCTTTCCATTGTAGATCAGGGTTTGCTGGAAAGAGGATTGTTGCTCGGTCTGGAATTTTACTTTCGTAAATGGCTTGCCTGTATCACACTTAGTTCCACCATAGATCGTAACAATACAAATTTCGCCGTTCTTCATGAGTTGTATGCTTTGCGTTGGATCGTTAACCATGAAACGGTTGGGAACTACTGCACCTGAAGTTCTTTCTACATTGGAGAAAAATTCTGATTTTGAATCCTCTCCAATCTTAACGTAATCCCCTGCCGGGATCGTATAGACACCGATTGAACCGATAACCACAGCTTGATTGAAATGAATTGCATCAATGCTTGCGTCAATTCCCTGTCTAACCATGTCCTCACCGACATAGGTCGTTGTTATAGTATTAAGCGGCGGGATACTAATTTGCCTTGTTTGAGGCACATAATTACGCGCCGGCGTTGTGCATCCTGTTAAAATCACTACCCCCAATGCTACTGCCAGTATCTTTCTCATTCCATGTTTCCTTTGATTGCAATCGGAAACATCCTAACACATGAATACTAACAGACAATGATATGACTACTTCACTTTTGCCTGTCTTTTCTGCTCTGCTGCCCACTCGTCACGCCACGCATCGTCGAGCGCCAGGATGGCGGCGTCAAACTCGGTGCGGTCAATCAGGATGGTGCGCGATGCCAGATAAAGCTCAATATCATTCAGAGATAATGGGAGCGGTACACCGGCCATGCCAGCATATTTTCTGCTGCGCGATATCAGGGCATAGGCATTAAGGATCTCTCCTGTAACTGCATCAATTTCTGGCTCAGGAATCGGCGGAAGGTTCAGTTGCTCCCGGCGCCATTTTGCCTTATCTCCCCTTTCGCCCCCGAACTCCTTTAGCCACGCCTGCGCCTCTAGGGCTTTTTTACGGTTTCCTGAGTCTGCTGCTCCTTACCCTGAGCTATGTTCGCAGCCTCTGCCAGAATCAGCCAATACAACGCGGGATTCTGCTTCAGTAACGCGACGCCAAGTTCAGGCGTATACGCAACCGCCGTCTCAATACCATCCACCAGCTCACCTACTCCCTCCCAGTCTTTCAAAAGGAAGCGCGCGCAGTTATCGATGAGCAGATCATCAATTGAGTCAATGTCACCCACGCTGGCGAGATCGAAAGCGTCGGTACCGACCTGATAGCTCGCGTCCATTTTGTCGATATGGCGCCGCACCAGCGCATTACGTGAGCGGTACTGCGGATTCTCGCTGCTGGCCACCAGCAGGCGGAGTTTAAACAGTGCTTCTTCTTCAGGTGTGTATTTCTTTTTACGGCTATCAGGCTTTTTAAAAGGGAAAAACCAACGCTCGCCACTCAGATCAAGTTGAGAATAAATAATCAGCATACAGACTCCATAAAAAGCCCGAACCGCGATGTTCTGCGGAACGGGTCAGGGAAATTAAGGTGCGGTGACAGTGATTTCAGACGTTGCCGTAAAGGTGCGAGCCTTCCCGGTGATCGTGGCGTTCCCGGCAGCATTACGGGTCACTTTCGCCGTTTTTTGCCCGGTAGAAACTACGCTGGCAATCGCAGGATCAGATGACGTCCACTGGACGATATCTGTTGAATCAGCAGGCGTAAGCGTGGCGGTTAATGTCACCGTAGAGCCGACAGCGCCATTTGAAGTGGCTGGCGCAACACTGATTGCCGTCGCCGGTACTTTTGGCGCACGGGTAATGGTTGGCGGCGTATTGGCGGCGGTGATATCGAGCTGAACCTGTACGATGTCAGTATTCCCGGCGTCCGGCCAGTCGCCAGAAATCTGAACTTCAGGGAAGCTGAAGGTATAAGCGCCTTCGGCGTTCTCCAGCGTGAAGGTAAACGGCACCGTTTCGCCGGTGAAGGTTTTTTTATAAATCTCCCAGGCCGCCTTGGACCATGAAAGCGTAATCTGGCCTGACGGTGTAAAGGTCGTCGGAATGTTTGCGCCAGCAAATGCTGAGCCGGTACCGATACAACGCTGAGTCTGCATGTTGTTATCAAACTGGATATTAAACGTATCCACACAGAAGCCAGCACCACCCGCCACCCCGTTCAGACTCAGGCCTGTCACTTCCTTAAACGAATAGCGCAGCGCGCCAGCACCATCCACCGGGTTAGTGAAATAGCTGGTATCGTCGGCTTTGGTTTCCCAGTCAAGCCCGGCGAAGGTAATGGTCGCAGTTATGTCGCCATCATTCGGGATTTCAATCTGGAAAGTGGCAACCTGGCAACCGCGGGCAATCTGTGCGATCCCTACGTCATCAGCGTATGAAGAAACTGAAAAAGTAATGCGGTTGTTGCCCATCGTCAGCACATTATCGAGCCAATCCGCTCCGAAACAGCTCGCCAGAAAATCATCATGCTGATTCCAGCGAAATTTGGTGCCGACATCGCCGCCGACATCAATCGTGCCACGGGAAACGCCCTGCGCCATACGGTCACCGCCGATTTCATCGTTATCGTTGGTGTTCTGCGTTGGCATCAGCCCGAACGACGAACGGCGTAACAGGTTCCAGACACCAGCAGAGGGTGTCTCTCCCGGTGTAGTTTCGCGAATAAACGCGGTTACTACTTTTGCGCCTGAACTCACAGGAGCCTCCTGTTGATTGTGCGCTACAGAGCGCGATAAGGGATTTGAAGATTGAGCTGTGACCAGCCATCGGTTTCACCTGCCGGGATGGCGGATACGGCGAAGTAACTCAGTGCTCCGTCGTCCTGAAACTCGAATAGCTGCGTTAATTTGTCTGCGGCCTGAGTCAGCTGCAGAGTGCCTGAACCAACGGGGACGAAAAGCTGGATGATGAGAACCCCTGTTCGGTGGACAGTCGGCCCCGCTCCAATTTCGTTAGCACCTGCTTGTCCGGGGATGTCAGTAAGACGCGCCCAGATTTTTCGACCGCTGGGATCGAATACAGGACCGTTTGGGTAGTCCACCGCATCCTGGGCAATAGCGGTCTGCGTCGTCATTCGTCTGATGACAACGTTTCTTATTTCTGTGAGGGTCATTTGTAGGCCTGAATCACACCATTAAATGAGACGGCATAGACGCCTGTCGGCGCTTGCGTAGAGTGGCCATTCTCCAGCGGTACGGAGTAAGGGAGGTTTGACTGAATGTAAATCACCGAGTAGGCCGGCGCCTGATTGATGATATTTTTCCCGTTGAGAAATGTCATCGTTCCCCGCGGGTCAGGCTCTGATGGTATTGAATGATCCGGTTCTCCAATACTGACAAAGTGGGACGCCCGGAAAGTTCCTGCGCGATACTCAGCCGGGCGCCGGATATCCATGCCATCGTTAACACGGACTTTCTTTCTGAGACGGCCAGTCTTTGTCAGGTTGGCAGGATCGGCATAAAGAGATTCGTTCCACTCACCTACCGCTTTGTTGTACTGAACCGCATTGGCGTTGATAGCCCATAACTCCGGGTTACCTACAGGCGATCGCTGAACGATTTCATTCAGCAGTTGAATGGCGATGGTTCTTTGCCGTAACCTTACGTCGTCCTCCACCAGCCCGGCGAATGCCGCCGGGTCAATGTTCCAGCCCTTAGCCATATCACGCCCTCCGCAGTTGAATGGAGTACGCAGCGCCAGCAGAATCGGCAGAAGCGGTGATGACCTCATAGCGCTGGAGTACGCCAGTAATCGGGTCAGGTGCCGTGATGATGTGCTCAACCGCAGGCTTGTCGGTGACCTCATTAACGAGGGCGGTGAGTTTCACATCACCATGAAGGATGTTAACGCCATCGATGCGGCGGAGTTTATAGCGCGCCAGCACTCCGCGTCCTGAGTAAGTCACCTCCGTTTCAGTGCCGTTTTCCGTAACCGGGTCCCAGTCACTTCGAACGGTGTATGTTCCAGTGAAATCCTTAACAGCATCCTGCAGGTCGGTATTAAATGCCGCGGCAACTTCAGTCTGCAACTCGTCACGAATCCCCATATCACCCCCTCACCAGCCGCACCTGCGACTGATTAACACCGTATGGCTTAAGCATGGCCAGAGCCAGCTGCAGGTCAGAATCGAGCAATGCAGAGCTGTTGGTAGCGAGTTCTGCGAAGGTTTTGGAAACAGAAACGTCGTCAGCGTCAACTGCCTTACTCAGCAATACCCCCGAATCAGTTTTCTGCTGATACAGCCCACCATTTGCCGCCGCCAGCGCCGCATAGGCGCCAGCCTGTTTTACATCGTCAGGAATGATGGTTTCGTGAGTTGCCTTATCACACGGCATTTTCAGGTTAAGTCCATTCATCCAGGTATTAGCCATCAGCACAGATTTGGCTTTTTTGCTTTCATCTGTCCAGGTGGCACCGAGAATCGAATTGACATCCTCAACAGTGATGAAAGTGATCATGCATCACTCCATTTCTTTCCAGCCGTGCGCCTTCCAGTTCTCCACTTCATGAGGGTGAACGTTGGCGGTATTGGGCGCACCCGGGAATGCCGGGAAATCGGTAACCATCGCCACCAGCTGCGATGTGGTCGATACGGGTACGTTGTTATCCGCCTGCGTAGACGCAGTTTGCTGAGCACGTTGCTCTTTCGTCAACCCGGCCATAAGCCCTCCATTAAAAAAAGGGGCCGAAGCCCCCGATAATTAACCCAACAGCAGAACCGAGTGCTCAGTTTTCACTGCCGCTACGCCCCAGGACAGGCCAACTTCGTAGCGCACCTGGCGGTATTGACGGTACAGCGCCACCTGGTAAGTGATGCCTGACACCGGGTCAGTAACGTTCATGACGTCATCCGCAGTATCACCGCCCTGCGGCATTGCCGGGGTACGCGCAGCCAGCAGGAACGCGTTACGGTCGAATGCCATGTTTGCGGTATATCCACCTACGGTAGTAATCGCGGAGTTATCCGCCAGCGCCTGACGCAAGCCCGGTGCCGCCAGGGTAATAGTGGTAGCAGTAGCTGCAGCAACGAGGTATTTGTTGCTGTCCCCATCGAACGTCACAATATCACCTGCCGTGAAAGAACCCGTGCCGGTATCAATCGCGATCAGGATATCACCCTCCGATTTTGCACCATTTACCAGATAATCAGCGGCAGCCGATGCTGCACGTTTTTTGACGTGCGCAGATTCGTGGATGTTGAATCCCTCCAGACGACCCACGATACCCTCACGCAGCAGCGCATCGGTACCAGACTCGTTCACCTTGAACAGAACTGACTGTTTACCACGGAGGTTAGCAATCGCTGAGGAACCAAGGACCATCTGCAAATCGGTAGTCGGGGAGCCGTTATCGGACAATACCTGGCGCGCATTTGCCGCATCCGACAGATCGCCAGCAATCCCGAATGGAGCAGTACCAGCCGTACCGACAGCGCGGGAGGAAGCGAAATACAAAGCCGCGAGATCCGAGTCCATCTCATTTGCCAGCGCACGGAACGCTTGCTTGAACTGATCCGCCAGGATGGTGTTGTATGTCCCTGCGGGCCCCAGCGCCAGTTGTTCCTCACCGTTCCATTTGACCGGGGCCATTTTGGATTTGGTGATTTTCACATCAACGGTGCCGATCGTCTGGTCGCCGTCATTTGGCGCAGTGGCCCCCGGGGTAATATCAACAGTGGTTGCCGGTGGCGCAACCGGCGCAGTAACAGTCTGGTCCTTCGCCGCCGCATCAGCTTTCGCATTGCGCGATACAGCTGGGATAAAACCGACCTGTTCGCGAGATACGGTATCCAGAGCCGTGAAGATAGTCGGGATCAACCCGGTAAGCGTATTAGCCATGTGTATGGATTCCTTGGAGATTAAAATATAGGGTTGGTTGAGCTATCCAGCTCCGACACCAACTGCCATCCGGCGGCTGGCAAAGAATTAATCGACGATGGTGATACCGTCTTTGAGAGTTGATTGCTGATCTGTCGGGCTCAAACTGGTAAACGCATCGCGTTTCATCGTTTTCTGCCCGAGTGAATGCTGAGACTGGCGAGAGCCGCCGCCCTGGTTACCACTGGCCTTCAGAATGTGGTCTTTCTGTGGGTACTGCTCCACCAGGAACTCCAGCGCCTCATCAAAGGCTGCCAGCTCGCCCGGTTTAGACCGGGAATAAATTTTGTTGCCAGAGCCATCATAGGCAACGACTTTGCCGTCCTCGACTTTGAAGGACTGACCGAACCGCGCCTGAAGCATATCTGCCGGAATCGCCACTTTATCTGCGATGAATTTCGAGCCAGAGAACCGGCCGCCTATCATTTCCTGATAAAGCTGGCCTTCCAGGGTCGTCGCACGCTGAGTAGCTTCATCAAGCTGCGCCTGGAAGGATTTGGTGATATCCGCTTTAACCTGATCAACGGCGCCTGCATCGATCAGTTTTTTCTGGTCGATTTTAGTCATCATCTCCAGCGCTTCGAGTGCCTTCGCCGGATCACCGATTTTGGCAAACTTAGCCAGACTGGCTTCAGCTGCTTCTTTGGCTTCACGATGAGATTTTGCCTCGCCATTCAGAGAGGAGATTTTCCCAACGGCCTGCACAGCATCAAAACCAACTTCCTGGCCGTCATCGTGGACGTAGACGGGTAAACCGCTGGCATCGACTTCTGCATAGCTTTTGCCGTTAACTTCGACTGTTTTCAGTTTCATGTGGTTACCTTTTCGGGGTCATCCGACCGTTGCACCGCTCACCATCCGGATCACGGCAATAAAAAAAGGCCGCCCGGAGGCAGCCTGATTGAAGACTTAAATAGCTTTAAAGTCTGGCGTTGCTGAACGCCTGAGCATCCAGGTTACGCAGTTGCTCCAGAGTCAGCCATTCGCCCTTGTCGTTGTAGAAATCATCGGGCGACATACCGCCGTCACGAATCAGCCGGGCCCGGGTTATGCCAACTATCTGGGACTGGCGCGTGAACGACTGGCGCGAGAACCAGCCCTGATAATTGGTATCCGAAGGCACCTGCCCGTCCATGCTGGCACGTGAGCTATCGGATATTTGCCCTACAGCAATACCGAGCTCATCAGACGATTTCAGGATGTAGGTTTCGACGCTGCGACAGCAGAAATGAATTTTCCCGGGTCCCTGCAGATACGGCACCTTATGGCCGATCGGCTTGTTATCAAGTGTGTACTTGAGGCGGTCGCGAATCCGACAGTCTTTTGATGTACGGTTATCCAAAGTGGATAACCACTGCTTACCCTTCAAAAGGTCATCGTTCGCATCTGCAAAGGTTTTCCTGGCCGTCGAAGCAAGATGTCCTACAGCCGTTTTTGCAATACTGCCAGCATTGGTGCGGCTCATCTGCAGCGCGCCATCCTGATAGCCACGGTTAGCATGACCCCGGACCTTTCTGGCGATTTGCTCATGGGTATCGCCCAGGAGAAAACCCTGCCGCACTGTATTGGATATTCTAGCCATCCTGTCAGCTTCAAGGTTATCTGCCCACTCCGAAAGCAGGCGCCCCTGAAACGGCTGAGCCATCGCCGCAGCGTAAACGGCATCCGGCGAAATGCCCACCAGTGGATGAAGCGATAGGACATCGTCGGGGATCGCAAACTGGAACAGGCTCATCTGAAAACCTGCTTCGTGCTGAGCGAGTTGCTGCAGCTCATCAGATAGTCCCGCGTACATTGACTGCACAGCCTCACGATTGAGAGCTCTGACACTAACGAGCAGCGCTTCCAGTCGCGACACGGTAAAGCTTTCAGCATCCAGGCTATCCATCGCCACCAGTAATCTGGCTGTCAGTTCCGCATCGCTGTCATTCAGGATTTTTATCATCCTGTTTGCAACGCTGGTGCTGTATCGCGCTACCCATATCGCATGGGATATCGATTCATCCTGAAGCTTGTCATTCGCCGTTGCCATTTGCACCACCCGGGTTACTCAGTCCACCAGCAAGCGTGACCTGCTGATTCCGCAACTCGTCGATTACCTCTTCGGGCTTCGCGTCCGGATCGATAAATTTGAGGGACTGCAAAACGCGAACAGCATCGACCTGACGTATATCACCACCCTGACGGAGCGACTGAACAGCCGTTGCAGCTGCGGCATCAAACGTCTGGGCTGAAACATCCAGTTCGGTGCGTACATCGACATTGCCGCCTTCTTTCTCGCCCAGCCATTCCGCCATAATCTGCAGGATATTATCGAGCGCATCCTCAAGCGAGCTTGCCATGGTGTAGAGAGGTGAATTCTCCTGCATCCGCTCTTCGTGAGTCTGGTCTAAGGATTTAGTCGATGTGTTTTCCGCGTGCAGCAGTTTTGCGCCAGCCTGGCGCATCTGATTTTCCAGATCCTCAAGGGAAATTTTACCAGCTTCGATTGCAGCCCCGGTATGCTCGACATATTCCAGTCCCTGCCGCTGACGGTCATCGAAACGAGTCGCAGAGGAAGAACCTATCGTCAACGTTTCGCCATCAGCCAGACCGTAAGCCACCAGCAACGGCACGCGAGCGACATGCAGGATGTTGTCCTGTTCACTCTGACTCTGCCAGTGCTTGATATTCAGTAAAGCGAGATTAAGCAGTGGGGGTGAACCGCGCATAAAGCCTGTGCGTTTCGTGTAAAGCGTCACCAGCGGAATATCATCGCGACTGGTTTCCCACTCGTCGTGAATCTGCCACTGGCTTTCGCTGTTATCACCTTTATTTCGGCGATAAATTTCAACCTTGCCCGGCATGATATGGCGTATTTGCTCAACTTTCGTTTGCCCGTAATCATCGCCATCAATAATGATGACTTCTCTGATACGCAGATCGGTGAGCACCACTTTCCCTTTAACCACTTTCGATTTCCATCCGATGACCTGGCGAGGATTAAGCATCGTGGCATACGGGCGGGATCCCGCGGCTTTTTCGTCGGCTTTAGTTTTTACTGCCTCCGGGTCAATTTTCGGGAAATCCACCAGCGCATGTACCAGACCATACTGGAATCCGATGCTGAAAAATTGCTGTGCCCAGACATCGAGCCGGTTTCCTTCCATATCAATATCTGGCGACAGCTCCCGTATTTGTTCAGGAGAGTCCTCACTCAATACTGTCGGCTCAGCAAACACTCGCCCGATGTTTTGTTTAATGGCCTCTTCATAGGCAGGTAGTAACGTTGCCGAAGCTAAACGCTCTTTATAGCTCTCAGGATCTTCGTTCGGCCATTTCGGGAGATACTTCTTGCCCTGCCGGCGCATTTCCAGCGTGCCGCCCATCAGCGCATCATTAATATCCCATGCCTCAACCATGTCGTTATAGTCGAGGTTGGGCGTTGAAATATCAGGCATGGTTTTACATCCGCAGTTGGGTGACTTTTCCAGTCGGTTTAATGATCGGGAATTGCTTCACAATGAAATACCCACCGGCATCGTTGGGGTGATCGTTATCCGCCGTTTTATCCGGCTCACCGTTTTCACCCCAAACCTGTTGCTCAAGCGACTCGGTGTACACCGGACACCGCTTTACATTCACTTTGTAGCGACGTTCATCGTTACCATTGCGGAACATGGCATTCATCGCGTTGATGCGGTCTTTCACTGGCGGGTTTGATGCATTAACAACAACATTGAAGCCGGCTTGCTTAAGCTGGGCGATATCCGTAGCGCTGGCATTGCTGGATTTGCGGGAATCGCCGGAAGCGTCCGGGTAAATATAGATTTCCCGCACCTTACGATAATCGTTGCCGTCGTACAGCCAGAACCGTTCTTTGATGATGCGGATCATGTCAGGTGTGTCGTAAGCCTTCACGATTTCATTAACCGCAAATGGAAGCCCCAGCCGTAATACATGAACAATCCCGGCCATCTTCCCGACGTTGAAATCCATACCGATATACAGCGGCTCACCGGGTTGTTCTTCCTCCCGGCAGTTATTCAGCTTACGGTCAAACTGATGGTAAATCGTCCCGCTGGTAAGGTTGGTGAACTGGCCACGGAGATAAGCCTTGATCAGTTCTGGCGGGTATGACTCCATTAGCGACGGGATATAGTCCGGCGGCAGATTCTTTTCGTTGTCGAACGTCGAGGCCTGCACCAGGCCGTACAGCGTTGAGAGCGAAGGCTTATCGCGTACAGCCTTTGCGAACTGCTGATAAACGAATTTAAACCCTTCCGGCGTCGTGGTGACGTCGATCCCGTTTCGCAATCCGGACACGTTGTAACGCATACGTGCAATAATTTTTCGCCAGGCTAACTGCGCCTTTTTCGCAGGCATTACGTCCAGCTCATCAATCAGCGCATTACCGATTTTAAAACCAACGATGGTTTGCGGTTTCTCCATCGAGCGGCAAATCGTCGTTCCTCGGTACTGGCGCCCGGCGTAGAAGTGAACCTCTTTGTTTCCCTCGTTGATTTTGACGTTCAGCCCCCAGTCGTGAGCCACCTCCTCAACAGTGGGATAAAAGATGTCACGGATCTGCGGATACGTTGGGGCAAAGTAACCCTGGTTGATTTTGGGGTGTTCCCACATCCCTTTGCAGATACCACCGCAGCCGACCCACGTCTTGCCAGAACCGAAGCCGGCGACGTAGGCCTTAAACTTGTACTGCATCGCAAGGAATTTGGCCTGAGGGATGTTAAGCGTCGGTGCTATCGCCATCCTCTTCCCTCACTCGTGCATCGACTACGTTGATATTGATTGCAACTGGCGTTGGCTCGTCATCCTCCGGGTCAGTGGCCAGTTCTTTGCGAAGCTTGTCGACCTCCAGCTGCCGGCGCTCAATTTCTATCTGCTGCAGGCGCTGGGCGAACTCACTGTCAGCCAGGCCGAGACGTTTCATCACCGCCTCGTACATGCGCTCACGGCTGATGGCAGTTATCTCAACGCCATTCTTACCAAGCTTCACACCGGAATAGGCAAGCGCAGCATCCGGCGCCAGTTTGCGCGTATCGGCGAAGAAAGGCTGGCCGATGCCATCACCATTGCAGCGAGGACATTCCGGGTTAGGTGCGCTGGTGTGCTCGTAACCATACCCCCCCCTGTCGTTCGGCTCTTTCCCTTTCTTCGCTAAAGCCTCTGCCAGCTTTTCTTCAAACTCAACAGCATCACGCCATTGATACTGGTGACCGAATCCCCAGCAGTAACGGCAGCTCCCGCGGCGATACTGAGAAAGTTGGTTGGCGTCGAATGTTGCCAGTCGCCACATCTGCTCAAGCACTTCATCAGCGCTTCCGAGTGTGCGCACAATGGATGCTTTCTGCTGCTGCGCAATGGCCTGCGCAACGTTAGGATTCGTTAGAAGCTGACGGCCATAGTTTGGGTCGCTATAACCAGCGCGCTCTGCGGCAGCAGTGGCTTTATTGTCCTTGAGGTATTCGGCAATGAAGCGCTTTACCTTTGGACTCAGTTTGCTATCCACCAGGTCTTCTGCGCACTTTTCCTTTTGCGCAGTGCGCAATTTCTTCTGCGCAGGTTTTTGCGCAGTTTGCGCAGTGGGTTTCTTGATATATCGGCGGGCAGTAGCATAATTCAGTCCCTGCGCTTCACACCAATCCTTCGGTGATACGCCGGTTGCGGCATGATCGGACAGGAACCGTTGCTGAAGCTCGCCCCAGTCCGGTTTTGCCATGGATTATTCCTATTTAACGTGAGGGAGGAAAAGGAATTAATGATTCTCCATAAAATATTCACTTTTATGTTTTGGAATTAAGGCTCTTTAGTTCAGGAGTTATTATGAAAAGAATTATGCTTGTTGTTTTTGTGATCTGTGGTGCGCTGTCTCTTTCAGGATGCATCCTTCCGCCTGCCCCCTATGGCGGCGGACATGGGGGAGGACACTTCCATGGTCCAGAGCATCGTTAACCGCCTGAGGGCTTTTATTTTAGAAAGATGAAAAAGGCCGCCAAAATATGCGGCCTTTAGTCACTACCAGCTAGCGTATAAAGAATCTCTCCGGAGTCCCCCAGGAGAAACAGACAATAATGTCAGTCCATTATCTGACGGGCATTATCACAGGAGCTCAGTGAATGCCTGTTGTAATGTTTTAGCTCGCCGCCTCTGCGCTGGTATCAAACAGCGCCAGCGCTTCAGTTGCTTCCTGGATTGCTTTACGGGTTTTCGAGACAATCTCACTTTCCGTGTAAACACGATCGAAAGAGTCTGCGAAGAGTTCAGCTTTGAGATAGCTATCGCCAACCCAGTCAATGGCCAACTTAGCCGCTGCGGTGTCGTAATTAACTTTCTTGATGATGGTCAGGCGGATTTGTTCTGCAGGTGTAATTTCTGACATGTCTTACCTCTATAGTTAATATGGATAAAGGTTGCTATCATATGATATTCGTTAAAATAAAATCCTGCAGAGCAGGCAAAATGAAAAATTAAACTCCGGATATACGGAAGGTAGTATTTATCGCATCGACCTGGGAGAAAGTTGTGATACTTTTTGCCAGTCAGAATAATAGCTGGCTTTATTCATAATTGACATTACATCGCGCCCTGCTTCCCCATATGTAGCAGGGCTTTTTTTTGTCCTGAATAGCAATATTACTGACACGTTTCTGTAAAATAACAGCAGCAATTACCATAAAAATGGGTTTATCCATGCGATATCAATGGATTTGAAGTGTGAAATTTATACTATCAGGCATAAAACCAGCCCAATAAACCAATACTGATTGCTAGTATCACGAACAGTATTGCTGTTTTACGCATAAGAACGCCATTAAACGCTAACGCCATCCCAACACAAACGACTATCAATACTGGCCACATGCTGAGAAGAAGAAATAAGTAAGCTTCCAAATCACTATGAATAGTCACGTTTACCCCTAACTTTTCGAACCAAGCCTTCCCTAGTTCAAAACTTCGTCACATGTATCATGTGATTACTCCTTACATTATCCGACCTTATCACAAATGCTAGAGTAAAGCGTAATATTATGTAGACACTTTAAACAAGTGATTTAACCATCTCAGGATAAGCAACCTACTTCTCGGTACGTTGCATTATACTGATCATCGGGTAGCGGATATCACTTCTGCCTGATACAGTTAATTACTACACTCAACAGTTCAGGTTATACAAAATGAATGACCAATTCTATGAAACTCATGCGCAGATACTTGCACTAAGAAACGCAATCGCTTTTATCGTTCAAACTTTGCCTGAGGAACAAAAGGAAGTTGTTCTTCGAGCACTATCCATACTTTCAAGTGTGAAGTTAATGCAAGGCATTGAACTTTCTTCAGCGAGCGATATCACAGAGAAAACTGCTGATAAAATGAACGATGCATATGAAGGTATCTTTAAGGTGATTATCAGTCTTTCTACTCAAAACGAAGAGCCCGAGCAGAAGCAATATTTGCAATAGCCTCCCTTCGACCTCATTGTGGCCAGTATTAAAAATACCGGCCTTTCCTGGCTTCTTTTAGGTTAAGTTTAATATTCTTCTGGCTTGCAATTATTTAGTGCAGGAAACTACTTCGCACCAATTATGTATGCCAAGTCAAAACTATATGTAGTTAGCACCATGCGCCAGGGTCCAAGTCTCATGAATATCATATATTTATATTATTGCTGAAAATATTCATGCTGTGGATAATTCCGCCCGAGTGTTAAGCTATTGAAAGAGTCATATCCCGACCGTCTTGGTTACCCGTCTGGCACTATCTTCTCCGGGCGGGATTTTTTTCAGCACATCATTATCAAAGCCACTCTATGGAATGACTTCTGTAATGCCATAAAAAACCACCCGTAGGTGGCCTTTGCGATGACAACGAATTCAGTATTAATAAAGGAAGTCTCAACGCTCTGCTCTCTGGCTTATTCGGACGGAGCTTTGATTTTAAAATATATTTTTTTTGTTAAACCTTGAACCGGTTTATTGATTTCATAACGCCATTGAGCCATTGCCGCAATGACTGCAGAGTCGAAAAGGTGCTGAGGTTCTGATTTTAGAATCCAAACCTTTGATATCTTCCCATCAACACCTACGTTATATCTAACCGTCACATCTCCTTCAATCCTGTTAGCTAGTGCGTAATATGGATATGCTGGGCTCGGAGAATATAGCAGCTTTGGATGCGGGTTTTTAACGGGGCTGGCACACCCCAGAAGCATACCACACAGGAAGATCGTACCGATAAATCCCTTTTTCATAACAACACCAATATCGTAAATGATAATCAACATTATCAAGGTACAGCCTTCACGTGTAGATGAGAACACCTATTAATAGTAGACATTGGGGTCCTCATCCGAGGAGAGGTTTCTGTAATGCTTAATCTTCCAACTGAAGTACACCGTGCTCTTCTGACTCGGAGTAGGCGACAATGCCCTCATAACCCGGCACAGTGCTACCGTCATCAGCTTCAAATTCGGGGATGCAGGCCTGAGTGATCGTATAAGCGGGTTGACCATCCTGTTCGGCGAAGTCTGCCAGAGCTTTGATTTGCTCTGCGGTAAGAATTAATGGAGTCATGTTTTATCCTTTGATAGGAATATTGTTGGCGTTATCCCTTAGTGGGGTTAGCGAATGGGGAAGTTAATGAGGAACATAAGACCGATAAACGCGCACAGAATCCCAATAACTCCACCCACAACAATGAGCGCCCAAACGATAATGGTTCCTATGGTTGCAATCATTTCTTAGACTCTTCGGTAGGTTGTGGATAAGCAGCAGAAAAAAAATCATAAATATCTACCGCTTACGCTTGTTGTTTCTGAGCTGGCTCCTAGGCTAAAAGAGCCATTACATAAAAGACCTTGCGTTTACTTACCCGTGGACCTCAAGGATGAGGCCATTTATTTAACTCAATGAGTAGGGGTAATGCTCTGGCAGTTGGCCAGCACCGATTTGTTGTGCGCCAGAATGTCGCGCTTAGTTTGCTTATCCAGCACATTGATATCGCGGTCGGTCAGGTAGATGATTCGTACCCAGTAACAGGAAGTATCAACGACTACCGGGGCGGGTGAATTGTTCGCGCAACTCCCGATCAACATCGTCACCAGACATACGCTTAACAGTTTCCTGAACATTGTCAGCCCTTACTGTAACTTCAACTTTGTGCTCTGCGGCAGCGATACTGGAGGCGGCTTTCTCTTCGGTACGCTCTTGCGCTGCTTTGGCTTCTGCCTTACTGGTTCCGCGTGAATGGCCTAACCCAAATGCGCCAGCAACAATGGCCAGAAACGCAGTTGCCAAGCCAATAATCATTTCAATGCCCATTAGGACCTCACACCAGCACGGCTTTTGACAGATTGAAACGGCGACGGCGGTCATCAAGACCGTTTTTACCGCCGTTAATGATGATCGTGATACGTTCCACATCACCGGAATACACAAGGCATCCGCTGGTGGCAAAGAACCACGCTGCGGAGCGCGCTGCATTTTCGTCCTGTTCCAGCAATTCCGGCTGCGTAACCAGATCCAGTTTTAGCGCCAGGCCGCATTTGCGATAGTTGCTTAACCCTGTGATTTGCTTCAGCCCGCGCCCGCGATATTTCCACCCGTCGCCGGCAACCTGATTCCCAAGGTTCTTTTTCCCCCACTCGCCACCATAGACCAGATTTGCGATTGCTCGCTGATTAGCTGATTGTGTTGCCGTTCTGCCGAGTGCTGCGGCCTGTTGGGCAGTGATGCGGTGTTTACCGAACGTAGGAACAAGGCTCTCTGCTGCATAGTTCAGATTCTCCACCAGCCGGGTAAAGCTTCCGGACTCATGTCCCATCTGGGCAATGAACATTGCCTGATCGAGTGGAGCAGTGATACCGAACTCTTTCATCGCGGCAGTGATGTGCGGAAACCAACGCGTAGTTAACCCGGCGCTGATACCAGCCGCCTTCTGAAATTGAGATTGATTCATTAGAGCCTCAATGTATCGACCAGACGCGCCACGTTACCCCGTGCCCACAGCACAGCGGCGCATATCATCACGTTTGCCAGCACCACCAGCCAGTGAGACTGAACGTAAAGACCAAAGATAAATTGGAAAGGTATGCTCGCGTAAATCAACACTAGCAAGTAAGCAAGAATCGAGATACCAGGCCGATGCTTGGCACCGTGTCGTTGATAAAACATCAATGCGCAGACTATAACAGCACATATCACCGCATTGACCAGCGCAGCCGGGTCATTTATTACCACTAGAACCTCCTCCCCGTAATCGGGAAAGTAATCCAAACAGGCTGCTCAGGTCCTGGCTATTAATGAAAGTTAGGACCTTAATAGTGATAGCCGATGCCACCACCGCTCCGAGCGCGTCTAGCGGTCGATCTGTATAGCCTGTCCAGGTAGTAAATTTTGAGCCTAATAATCCGGCAGCCAGAACACCGACAATAAACGACGTCATGAAGTAAGCTATTTGCCTTCCACGTGTCAGGTTTGCGGTCGTTGCCACATAAAATACCGCGCCGCCAAAAGCCCCAAATACCACACCAAAATCGGTATGAGTGATAACGCCATATACGACGGAACCAATTAAACCGCCGCCAAAAATCAGGCCGGTACCAGTTAAAGGATCGGACATTAAGCCCCCTCTTATTGCTGTGAGTCCTCTCAAAATGAGGGGAAAAAATGCCGTCTTAACGGCTATCGTTATCACTCCGTCAAAGGCCATCATTAATGACCTTTTGCACAGTGTTAATCACTGGATTTAATAAGTGGCCAGAGTAAAGCGATAACTCCGGCCACCAGCACGCCATCCGCCAGGATAGACATCATTTTGCTTGTGAAATCGATGGCAACCACCAGGAACAACAAAACCCCGGCGGCTGCCCAGCGCAGTTTGCCGATCACAGGTACTGATCCAGAGGAAGCTGGAGAGCCTGAGCGATTTTCTTCAGCTGTTTCTCTTCTTCTTCACCGATACCGTCGTTGTCAGCAACATCGAGGCACAGGCAAAGAACATCAACAGCGTCATTTGTACCCGCAACATCAGCCAGCTCACGCAGCGCCTGAGCGTTAGCAGAACGTGGTGAAGCTTCGTAACGAGCACGAATATTACTACTCATTTGTGCGATTTCACCGGCGAACGCCGCGAAGGCTGGCAGCGCTGAAATAGTTTTTTCCAGCGTGGCGATTTCTTTCGCATCGCAGGTACCATCTGCATACGCAATGGAGTAAGCGCCCCATACAGTCGCCTCTACCGCATCGCGATTTTCCATTTTCTTAACTTCAACAACGGCTTTACGTGCTTTCTTTTTGAAGAGACCAAACATAGTGACTTTCCTTTTAGCGGGTGAGCCAGCGCTCAGGAATGATCAGCCCACAGAGATAGTCACACTGACTATTCCCTATGGCTCACCCCTGAAAGGCTCTGTGGTTGAATTGCGCCGAGCGTGGCGCGAAGAATTGCAGGCATAAAAAAACCCGCACTGCGGCGGGTTTGATGTCGTGTAGGCGTAATATCCCACGATGGAAAGCATACAGGACGGTTTTATGCAAAGTCAACATTAACTTGCAAAAAAGTGACGACATCTGCTCCGATCACATCAATAACGCGTTGCCTTCTCAAATTCTGCTGAAGCCTGACGCTCTCCCTTGTGAAGAATATCCACCAGCCCTTCGTAGAATGGTTTCCAGTTGCGCGACCACGATGACTGGTGCAGATCGGGAATGTGCATCTGAATCGCTCGGTGAGCGTTGGCAGATTTAACGCTGGTGAACCCTTTTCCTGAGCAGCGCTCACAGGTTTTATATACCGGCGCGCCCTGCTCTTTTGTCGCTTTGCGGTCCAGCACCTCACCAGAACCGCCGCAGCGACAGCGGGCATTAACTTTCCCTTTCCCGTCACAAGCTTCACACTTTGCGCTGGTGATGGCGGTTACTTCAGTCCATTTTTCCCAGTCAGACGGACGAACGGCACGGGATCTTTTCGCCCAATAAGGCGCCTTACCCCACGGGTATGTAACCTTGCGCTCCGTGGTGGTCGTCTGCACCTTCCCGGCGCCATTGCATACTCTGCAGGCTCCCGTTGTTGCAGCCGAGCGGGAATACTCTGCAAAGGCAAATTGCGCCAGAATCAGGCAGCAGCGCCCCAGCGCTTTACCCGCGGCCTTTCGCACGTTCTTAGGCGCCGTATCAATGGCGTGTCGCGCCAGCGCCTGCACCGCCAGTTGCTCATCTGCCTTACTGATACCCGCCTTGCCAAAGAATGCAGCAACTCCGAATCGTGCGCGGGAACTGGTAGTCCCTATTGCGGCCATGACGTCTGTTCCTGTGATGCGATCCGGAGAGGTTCCTTTCACGTCGTCGCTAATGTACATACCCTGAGGGCTGAAGTGTTTAAGTGACGCTTCCAATTTCATGCGGCCTCCCGTTGTTTTATTAGCGCACGGCGTTGCGCGCTGTAATGGCGCCTGATGCCTTCCAGTTCTTCGATGGTGTATCGGTGAGGGGTATTGTTGTTTTCAAGCGCCTCGGCGCGTTCAGCGCCAATTTTCTCTACCAGGCCAATGCGGTACTGCTGCTGATTACCGGACAACTGCACGTTGCAGTGATGACACTGCTTGTGAATGTTGTCCTCGTTGTAGCGCAGGTGCGATGCTTTACCACGGGAGCGATAATGGCCGGCTTCCCACTGAACAGTGTCGAAAGTGCCGCAACTGATGCAAGGCAAGTCGTAGTCTCGTTCGCGGATGTAGTCGTTAACGACACGCTGGGTCATGTCTTCCCAGTGCCTGAGGGGCTTCACCGCGGCTTTGCGCTTGCGCCAGTCGGCGCGCTCCTTCTTCTCTTTCGCCTTAGCCTGCCTTTCGCGCTTCTTCTCCAGTTCCTGCATGGCAAATTCAGCGCCATGCTCAGGAGAGCACCAGCGGTGGTTTTCGAATGCTGGAGTGAATTTCGCCCGGCAGATTTTGCAGCATCTTTGGGGTCTCTTTGTCATACTCAACCCCACATCCGGTTGCGCCAACGGGAATCAGGACGCGGTGGATTCTTGTCTTCCACCAGCTCAGCACTGACGGTCCAGGTCGTAAAATCTTGGTTTAAACTACGTTCGACCTTTATCCCGCGTTTGCGGTACTTATCCATCAGTTCATCAGCCTGCTGGGTCGTGCAGTCGTGATGGTGAAACCATGAATATTTCATCGACTCACCCCGCAAAGCTGAGCAATTGAGACGCTGCATTTTCAGCAGCTTCACGACTGGCGAATTTTTGGGATAGAATCCACCGCCAGAGAACATCCAGCGATGCTTTGTACAGTTCCTGAAATTCGCATTCATCCATGCTGGCGAAAGAAATGCTGCGAGGGTGTTTTTTCAGCGTGCCGTCCGGCAGCTGTATGGCTTCATAGTGGCCAGCTTCGACAATGACCCACGCCCGGTAGGCGTCGAAAGATTTGCAAATGCTGATACTACCGGCGCGCTTCTCGGCTATACGGTCGAGGTATTGCTCAGCGGCATCAAGCAACGTCGATTCACTCCCGCCATATGCCGCCAGGTATTTGGCGTAACCTGTTATAAGCCTCCGCTCGTTAGACGAGATCGCTCCGCCGGTAGGTTCCCAGTATTCAAAGCCAAGATTGAGTAAAGAAAAATAGCGGCGATGAAACGCCGGATTGCGGACAAGCTTAAAGTCGGCCTCCAGAACGGCGCCGAGCTTGCATTTTGATTGCAAGAAATCGCTGGTCTCCTGCGTGGCAGGGATCAGTAAACCTTGTGACTGCTTTATTAAGTGCAATTGCGCCATGGTTTCTCTCCGTGGCGCAGTAGGTCAACGGTTGTTCAGGCCGTTGATTTCATATTATCAGAAGGTGGCAAAACTCGGTAGCCAAGTCGTTGAGCAAACTTCATAAATCCATTAAGCGTAAAAATTTCTTCATCTGGCAATAATGGGCGCATCGAAATTATGCCATTAACCCTGTAAACCAGATGCCTTCCTTCGGCCGGGAAGCTAAAAATAATGGCACCGTCTGATCTCCTAACAACGTCGTACCAGGAATGATCAGCAGGAACCTCAATACCATCACTCACATTACCCCCTGAGCGACATACAGACGCAAAAATTAAGTCCGGCGACAGCATCAAAGGGACACGCTTACTGCGATACTTTGCAAAATGCCAGCCACCAAAAAAGGTGAATTAGTAAAACCAGTCGTCAGCGCTTTCCCACGTCTCCTGAAGGATCTCTTCGATAGCTTCTTTATCGCCGGCCATGGCACCGAACACACTGAGCCCATCAGCCCCTGTACGGCGGATCGTCAATTTGCAGTTGTCATATTTTTGATTTAATCGTCGCAGCAACTCAGCCTCTAATGCAGGCTCTGCTCCATCAGGCAATTTCTTCTTACGGTCGATCGTGATTTCAACTTTCATAGCTACCCCGCCAAAATACTGTATAAACAAACAGTACAACGATGCCACGCCTTTATCAATATCTTAACAGCACAAAATGTTACTTTTTGATTAGCGTGCTAAATAAAAACCCGCCGTAGCGGGTTGATTTATCGGAGGTTACTTTTTTTGGCTTTGCTCTGCCATCTCGATGCAACGCGGATCAGATGCCGGAGGCAACTGGATACTCTGCTCGCGGTAGTAGCGCCCCCTTCCCATAAAATGCCTTAGCTCAAACTTGAACTGACAATTTTTTCAGGGAGTGCACAATCAAAACTGACGGTCAGCTTTGAGCGAGGAGCAGACATTCCACCTACCAGAACTAATAATTTCTACGCCATGATTTGATACTGGCTAAGGGTCTACATTTTCATCATCTGAGGGGACGCGGCTTCTTTTCCTTAGCACATACACAATATCTTTACAGAATTCTATATATGCTCTGGCAACTGCGGAAACATGTCTGGAAGAACGCGCCATCAAGTTAGCCCGGCAAAAAGCGCACTATAAGCTGCATAATGCCGAACATAATGTATATGAAGGCAACAGGGATTTGTTACGCCGCCAGATCGCCGCTACGGCCGTTTCCTGACGATCTGCGAGGCGGCAACTACTAAAGCACCAAAACAGCATCAGATTACAACTGCGCTGCTTAATTAATATTCAAAAAAGTGAGCGGCGCGTTAAAAAGCTTGGGATAATCTGCCTTTTTTTGGGATAACTGGGATAACCTTGGGATAAACTCAGTTTCATAAGTAATTGATAATATTGTTTTATTTTGAAGTTATCCCGTTATCCCAAGAAGAACGGTACTTTTCTGCTTATATAGAATATTGAGGAAGACAGGGTAGATGAGTCATCTTCACATAAGAAATTAATGATTTACCATGAGAAGACGATTTTCATTTGAGAAAACTACATGATGAAACCGACTTTTAATCAATTAATAAGCTTTTGTACTGTGGCAGAAGTGGGGAACATTGGTCGTGCGGCGGAGAGGCTGAGCATTTCACAGCCTCCCTTGAGCAGGCAGATCGCACAGCTTGAAAGCAATGTAGGGGCGAAACTTTTTACCCGGGATGCGAAAGGCGTGAGGCTGACAATTGCCGGTGAACAATTTTTAACAGACGCTCACGCAATCTTGGCCCTTATGCAACAGGCCTGTAATAACGTGCGAGCAGTAGCGGATGGACAACAGGGATTTTTGAAGCTTGCGGCGACTATGTACGCGTCCTACAGCGTGGTACCGCAGGTCGCCATGCGACACAAGGCCAGTTACCCCGACGTTAAGTTGCTATTCAAAGAGCTGGTGCCAACGGACTTAATTAGCGCCTTACAGGATGGGAGCATTGATGCGGCAATCTCATTTGGAGAGCCCACCACATCAGATATTAATTCTCTTGTGATTTTGCAGGAGCCATTAATAGCAGCTTTACCGGCCAACCACCATTTCGCTGATAGCGAAGCGTTAAACCTGGCTTGCTTGGTGGACGATCAGTTTATTACCGTGCCTCGAGCTATGGCACCCATGCTGTACGACACTATTCTAAGCCAGTGTCAGAAAGCGGGTTTTAGCCCTCATATCGGATTAGAGGTATCAAGTCAGCAGACGATCGTTAATTTCGTGGCTAACGGATTTGGGGTAGCGCTTATTCCGGCAAGTATGCAGCATGCGCAAATACGAGGAGTGGTTTACAAAGAACTCGCAGGAGCAAATACGGTACAGAATGTTTTAATGTGGAATGCGAGAAACAAAAACCCGAGCCTAAAGCGGTTTTTAAGCCTGTGCCGCGAAATCCGTGACGAACTGAACGCAGCACAGGCTGGAGAGTAATTAACCTTTGCTGATCATGATTTCAATCAACCCGGGCTTACCGCTGGCAATCGCGGCTTCGACTGCAGGAGCTATATCACAGGCGCGATGGATTTTGCAGGTTTCCAGCCCCATCGAAGCGCCCAGAGCCTGGTAATTAATGGCAGGTGCGATTAAATCCATAGCGATGAACCGATCTGTCTGGGCTGAAGTGTATTCATCCTGCGAGCGCATGAAGTTTTTAAGAACGTTATATTCAGTATTATTCATCACGATAAACGTGACGGGTAATTTCTCATGCGCAGCTGTCCACAGCGCCTGTGGGGAGTACATGGCAGCCCCATCGCCGACAAAACACACCACCGGAGCTTTACCTAATCCCAGGGAGTAACCAACCGCTGCAGGCATGCCCCAGCCCAGACCGCCGCCACGCATGAAAGCATATTGATCGGCTTTAGGACTGTTCAGTGCTTTACGTAAGCCTCCCGACGTCGAAATAGCTTCATCCACGATCGCCACATCTGGACCGATTGCACGCGCAGCCTCGAATGCAGCCACTACCGGAGTGATTACAGCTGTGTTGTATTGTTCGTTAACCAGCTCCTCATGATTCGCTTTGTCAGCGTTAAATTTTGCCTTGGCCTCATCAAAACGGCGCAGGTAACCAGAGCGACGATCCGCGGTGGTTTTGTGCAGGTGAGGTAACAGCGCATCGAGAGAAAGCGCAATATCACCCACAACAGACAATTCACTAACGTAAGTGCGCCCCAGATCGCCAGAATCGGCGGATAGTTGGAACACCTGACAGGATGCTGGCACCGCGTCACCTTCTGAATACAGGATAGTGATAAGGGATTTTCCACCCAGCGCAAAGATCGCATCATATCCGGAGAGCGCCTTATTAAGTTCCGTTGCTTTCGTCGTGAGGTTCCCACGCCATAATGGATGGGCGGTAGGGTATGGAATACGGCTAGGCCACGTTGAGCCGTACACGTCAGCCGCGAGCATTTCAGCTAGATCGACAACCTGTTTAGCCGCCTGGGACTGACTGATCTCGTCGCCTGCAATGATTGCCACTTTACCAGGGGCAAACGCCGCGAGTTTTTCAGCTAGCAGAGGCAGAGAACTCGCAACAGATTTATGTTCGATATTAGACGGAGAGCCGATGTTAACAGTGCTCAATTCCTCCATTACATCCATTGGCAGCGACAGGAAGGCCGCGCCTTTCGGGGCGGCGTCGGCATCATGAAATGCACGACGCAGCAACACGGGAAGCTGATCCGCGCTGGTCACTTCACGCGCCCATTTAACGGCAGGTTTTGCGATATTACACAGATCGCCAAGCAGCAGGGGGTCGGTCATAAAGTGCCGCGTATCCTGCTGGCCAGCCGTGACCACTAAAGGAGTTTGAGAGCAGGCCGCATTAAGTAAAGCGCCCATGCCGTGACCCAAGCCGCCCGCCGTGTGGAGGTTGAGGAAACCAGGCTTGCCGGATGCCTGGGCATAACCGTCAGCCATTGCTACGGCACTAGCCTCCTGGAGAGCCAGAATATAGGACACTTTAGGACGGCGTAAAAGTGCATCCATTAACGGTAATTCCGTGGTGCCCGGGTTGCCGAAAATGTATTCAACGCCTTCACTTTCAAGAACTTCTAATAGTACATCACCACCACGGCGTGCGTTTGCATCCTGTACTTTTGTTAATGTATTAGACATTTTAATTCACCTGTTCATTCAGTTAGTTCATTAACCCTTTTGTCGTGTGGAGCAATGTTAATGACAGGCTGACTTCCGTATCAAATGCTATAAAAGTAGTGGCTTATACCAAAAAAGGTATGGTTACTGTTACTGGTACTCACTAGGCACAACCAGCGTTATTTTCCCGCTTGCCCTGCGAACTGAAAGATACGGTAGATAGATGAGTTAGCAGATGGCAAGCGGGGCCAGAAATTGCCCTAGCAGAGATCTAATGTGTATAGGAATGTGTATAGTTCTTGTTTTTAAAACTCAAGAATTGGCTTTGTAGCTAGTTTGGTCTTGGTTTGTTATAAGCCAATACTGGCGGATCATCTTTCGCACAACTGGGCCAGAAAGCCTGTCGGTAGCGGGCCAGTGACAATGCGTGTACTGGAAAACAGTGACAAATGGGTACTTCTGGAGTGCATACACCACCGGGCCTTTCTTCAGCTCAACGGCAATAGCAATCCTGCCTTTCGCCCTCTGGTGTAACTCATTGAGCCAGATATCAAGTGCCTCAGGCGTATGTTCAATCATATGAAATATGCGATCACCGTTTTTAAACTGAACGCAGGTATCTTGTTTTTTATCCGCCCAGTCCAAACCAACATGAGCAGCAAACTGATTTTTCGCAGTCATCACCAACTCCTTTTTATCTGGGATTGGTATGCATTCCACGCTCTTCGAAAGAAATATAGTCAGCCGTTTTTCTGCATGCCCTGAGTATTCGTTAGCGAATGTGGAGCACTTACTGGCTCGAAAGCAAAGCGGCAATCATCAAATCATATGATTCTGGCACAATATTCGTAACCAATAAGCGCATACCCTGAATCACTTAATAGTGTAAATCTCAGGGTGTGAATGACTATATCTGGCACGAAGCGGACATCTTCCGGTTTATTGGCAATGTTTCACTTTAACATCAGAAAAACCACTCTAACCATGATGGCATCGTGATTTATGCAGCCTCCCGAGCCTGACACATCTCAGATAAGTTCGCCCTCACCAGAGCCTCAGCAAACGGAGGTGGGACGGCATTGCCGCATCGTGCATCCAGAAATAAAAAACCCGCTAGAGCGGGTTGTATGTCGATCTCTCAGTTCTGGACTGTTATGGCTTCGTCGGTTGGCCTAACGTTGCTTTTGGTGTATCTGCACCTTTCGCAGCCTCTGCCTCGGGCAGTGGTGACGAATTCACATAGTTCCACATCCGCTGGAACAAGTTCCCCGTAAGGTGATCTCTTTCACTTTTAGGTGCAGCTGCCATGCTTAGTAGCCAGACAGCGAGAATAAGAAGGATTGTCGCCCACACACCAGAAAAACCAGATACAGTGAATTCCTTCAACCATTCCCATTTGGTTTGTTTTTCTGCAACGTTTTGTTTTATTTTTTTATGATATTCCTCGACTGCCTTTTTGCCTTCTTTGGTAAGAGACTTTTTATATTCGGCATTAATGGCAGTTATTTGCTCGGCTGCTTTTTGTTGCGTCTCAGCAGCAATATCATTAACAAGCGTAAAAATGAGAGAAGCTGCCCGTTCATGGCAGCTCTGCTGCAGCCGAGGTGTCGTAGCTACAGAATCATGATAATCATCTAGTTTGGCTTGAATCTCTGCCTCACTCTTTCCCTGAGCTCGGTAACCAATGGCTACGCCGTCCTTATCAGCCTTATAAATCGCATAGGCGATAAGCTGGCTTAGGTCGTTCGAATCCTTAACTAACTCAGAAAACACCCATTTTTTATTGTGTGTCATATCCCACCAAACATAAAAGCGCCCCCTAATAAGGAGGCGCTTCAAATAACTTAAATTTTAGGCTTTAACTTTCTTGAAGGCCTGGTTAAACATATCTACTGCCTGTTTGGATGAATAACCAGTAGATACTTGCGACAAAACACTTCCGGCAAGAACTTTTGCTTGGTTCCTCGCCTTTGATGTTGCTTTTCGCCCTGCAACTTCTTTATAAACGCCTTTAAGTGATGCAGCTTGAGCCTTGGCGCTGGGTGCAAGAACAACACCAGTTTTCCGACTATCATGTACGGTAACAATCTGCTTTGTTGCAACCTCAGCAGTCGAATTTTTAGCAATTCGCTCAATGTCATTGCTTGTGAAAACCAGCCTGTAACTTGCGTTTTTACTCATTTGTCACCCACCTTTCTTGTGGCGGAACTATAGCATGCGATCAATACAAATCTAACAAATTTGATAGTATTGTAGACCTCTTGGAGCAGAACTTCACTTCACGACGCGCAAATGGCGCACGTTTTTGCGATAGCTGTCCCATTCAAAATTCACCCACATACCGCCGTCCATCTGTAGACGGTCAAGGATCCGCATGCCCAGAGTTTCCTTCAGCGATTCATAGTTCAGGTTGGTTAGGATGCCGACAGGCCGCATGGAGGACAGCCGGCGATCGATAACCTGATTCAGGATGACTTTTTCACCGCTGCTTCCGCGCTGAATACCCACCTCATCCAGAATAAGCAGGTCCACATGGCACAAATCGTCCAGCAATGACGCCTCTGACTGCCCGCCGTCATAGCACTCGCGAACACGTAGCATCAGGTCAGGAATAGTGACCACCAGCACAGAGCGGCCACCAGCCAGCAGGTGATTTCCTATTGCCGCCGCCAGATGGTTTTTCCCGGTGCCCGGAGCTCCGCTGAATACGAAACTCGCAAACCCAGAGCCGAAATGCTGCGCGTAACTTTTCGCCATCGAGAGTGCCCGACGCTGGCCATCAGACTCAACCTGATAGTTAGCGAATGTGCAGCTGCGGTGCAGATCCTGAATTCCAGCACGTCCAAAGATTTTCTCTGCACGTGCGCGCTGGTTTTGTTTTTCCAGTTCCTCACAGCGCTTACGGCCTTCTTCGGCTTGCCAGGCACGCCATTCATCAACGCTGCCGAATTTTGGCTGAACGCCAGGGGGAATGAGTTTTTTCAGTCGCTCCAGTGCATTCCCGGCACCAACAATGTTTTTCATCGCTACCCCCTGAATCCCGCTGGGATGGTTTTGTCAGGTTCCGAAATCTGATTGGGATCTCGAGTTCCTGGCGCCTGCTGAATCGCCCACGGTTCGCTGAAATGCATACCAGGGCCAAAAAAAGTTTTCGCTTGTTTCACGTACTGCGTGTTCAGCATTCCCTCGGCTTTAACGAAAGCCGCGTAACGCTCCACACCTGCGAGGATTTCCGCCGTAGTGGTTCCATCCCTGATTCGGGCATTCCAAGCTTTGAAGGCATCGGATTTGCTGTTACCCCCTGCCCGCCTGGGATAAACCGACCAGACCTGCTCGAAATCATTCGGGTATATTTTTTGGGAATCAGGTTTATCCCCTTCGTCCCGGTTCTGATCGGCTGGGGGTGTGGCGGAGCCATGCCCCGAACTATCTTCTTCCTGATCCTGTTCCTGCTCCTGATCCTGTTCCTGGTTAAGGAACGGTTCAAGAACCCTTTCGGAACCCTTTAGTTTTGCGATGCCGATGTGGGATATTGCCGAGGCTAAAACCCGCGCCAGCTCTGGCTTAACCGTAGATGTGTCCGGGACCTGATCAAACAAACGCAGTGCTGCAATTCCCTGGTTTGGGTTTTCAACTGAATTCCAGGTCAGAAAGTTACGAATTAGCACCCATTTCGATGACGAATCACGCGTTGCGAAACCGTTAGCCGATAGTTCATCAAACCCTTTCGAAACCCTTTCAGGAGTCCAGGCTAAGTCTTCCGAAACATACCCATCAGGCAGCCGGAAACACCCAATCATGTTCGTGTGTTGCCCGGTGAGCAGGTACAGCGCCAGCAACCTGGCATCATCCGATACCCGGCGCATTCCATCGCTTATCCAAAATGATGTATGCACCTTGCCGTAATCACGCATAGAGACCCCGTTGTTGCTTAAACTGGTGTGTTTTCATCACCAAGCACCCACCGCAAAGCCGCTGCGTATTCGCCGCTGGCGGTTTGAAGTTGCTGGGTGATTTCCTTACGGGATTTGAGACGCGGCTTTGTGTCTCCGAGGACAGCGCGCTGGCGGCGAGCTTTCTCGTGGCCAGTTACACCCTCTGCCGCTGCCTCTAACTGTTTGACCGTTTCCCGTTGCTTTTCCGGTGGCATATCGACCAGCTGACGCGCTTGAGTGACAGTGACGTTTCCAGCCTCAACCGCCGCCTGGACGGCCTGCGTAGCATCCAGTAGAGCCACTGTTGCCTGAACCGTTTTTACGCTGCAGCCAAAAAGCAGGGCAATGTCATTTTCGTCATGACCGTATTCCATCTGCTGAACCATTTTTTTTGCCCGGCCCAGTGGGGTATCTGGTTGCGTTATCTCGTTTTCGCTGACCATGTATTTGGCCATTTGAATTGCTGAGCCGCGCTTAGCTATACCGGGTACCGGCCAGGGTTCCAGCCCTGCCCGCTTTCTCCTGGCGTTTGCTTCCATAGCGTTCTTTACGCGCTGCCGACCTGCAACCACGCAGGTTTTCCCTGTCTCTGGGTCCTTCCACACGATAATCGGTTCGAGAACCCCAAGCTCCATGATGTTGAGGATCACAGCTTCATTAAGCGGTAGGTGTACTCGTTCGTCGTACAGCGGGTGTGTTGTATCGGTAACCAGATGCAAACTTTCCGGTTCGAAAAACAGAACATTGCTTTTGCCGCTGGCGCCATAAGCGTCGATAGAATTTTTAGCCATGGACGCCCCCGTTATTGAAATTCAGTTGGTTCGTGTTCATAATTTCCCCTGTGAATTGATCCAGTTAATTCGCAACGAAAGCCGTAGGTGTTGCAGCACCGCGGCTTTCACCTTTTTTGATATTCCCCATTACAGAGCTCCCAGCATTGAAGTGACAATGGCCATCAGTGGCGCTGTTAACTCCGGGTCTATCCGGAACATCTCGACTATTCCCTCGCTCAGTTCTTTCAACTTCTGATGGCGTGGTGCCCCCATAGCAACGGCAACCTTCGCTTCGCTGGTTTCTTTCTCCAGACGAGCCAGTCGGGACATAAAACTCTCTTCGGGCAATAGGCGGTGTCGGTATTCCAGAGGAAGGACGGCCATGATCGCCGGTGTAAGAAGGCGAACGTACTCGCGATAGCGCTCAGACTCGGCCGGGTTGTCCAGGTAGCGAAAAAGCTTCTGTCGGGCACGGCTGATGTCATCAGGAAACGCGATCTCCTCGCCGCCCTGCTGTCGCCATTCCTCGACGATGTACGCAGATACAACATCCTGCCCAGCAGCTGCAGCCCAGGCGCGAACGGCTGAGCGAATGTTGTCGTGCTCTGTCACTATCGGCTGATTTCGCTTTATCAAAGCGCCGGTCTTGAATCCGGTATTTTGTTGAAAGGAGAGTATTTGCATGGTCAGCCTTCCTCTTTCGGTAGGCCGTCTGTTGGATTTGGATAAAGATCAGGGCGAAGTTCGTGAGGTGTAACGCCTGTAGCCTGAAAAATAGAGGAAATGCGGCCCTGAGGCACAAGCCCCCCACAACGTTTTTTCCAATGACTAATTGTCATTGATGAGACGTCCAATTTTTCAGCTAGCTTTGTTGCGTTACCGGCATTTTTTATAGCTTTCTCTAATGCATTCATAAGTGACTCCCTATAGGTTACGAATTAAATCAAACATTATGTTTATTTTTATGTCAACTTTATGAATGTTGTGGGCGTAAACATTTAGTTTAAAATCGTGATATATGAGAAAAAATACGCATCAAGCAGATAACCCGCAGGTTCAGCGGCTTAATGAGATCATTGAGAAGAAGCGCATATCAAAAGCTGATATCGCGAGGATCTGTGGTGTGAGCGCGCAGTCTGTTAACAACTGGTTTGTGCGGGGCGCAATAGGAAAAAGCTCTGCGATAAAGCTCGCGGATGCGCTTGGCGTCAGCCTTGAATGGGTTTTAGGCCAAGATGTGGGCTCTAAAGACGGATTGAGACCTGACGAGCGAAGGTTGCTTGAGCTATACAACCAACTGCCAAACGAAGAAGAACAACAGAACATGCTGCGGATCGTATCTCTTCGTCTGAAGGATCTCGATGAGCTGTACGCCAAGTACATGGGGCGGCGGATTAAGGGTGATGCTGAGTAACCGCCTCAGAGGTATAGACAGCATTCGTACTCAATAGTGGGCTGATGAGGTATTTTGGTTGTTCGGCAGCATGATACAAACGTATAGGCAAGACGGTTATTTTTACTTTTTCAACCCTGTAAATACGGTATGTTTGTCTTACCTGATATAAAACACACAATATGCTTCGTTTAACTAGAAGGATTTTGATATGCCAAACCAACTTTTTGAATTCAAAAGCTATCCTATCGTATTCATTGGTTCAGGTATATCTAAAAGATATCTAAAAAATTACCCTACTTGGGAAGATTTACTAAATGAGTATTGGCAAAAAATAAATCCTGAAATAGATTTCTACAATTATCTTCTGACAATAAAAGAGAAATTTCGAGCCAGCATTGGCGATGATTCTGATTTAGATCATAAAATATACACCGAAGCAGCAACTAAAATAGAGAATGACTTTAACAAGCTTTTTACTGGCAACGCAATTAAACTTGAAGGGCTAGACGCAAAACGTGTGTTTAGTGAAAACATTTCACCTTTCAAATACTCAATATGTCAACGATTCTCTTCTCCTACGCTTAAGGATGAGGTAGACCTAGATGAATTAAATTCTTTCAAAGAACTATTAAAAAAAGCAAAAATGATCATTACTACTAATTATGATGCATTTATAGAGCATCTACTTAATGATCAAGGCGTCACCCCTAAACTATATATTGGAAATAATGGTTTCTTCGAAGACACCATTGGATGGTGTGAGTTATACAAGATACATGGAGATATCAAGGAACCGAAATCAATTGTAATTAGCGCTGAGGACTATGAGAAATATGATGATAGTGCAATTCTCATAAGTGCAAAAATACTATCGAATATGATTAAAAATCCAATTCTCTTTATAGGGTATTCGTTAACAGATAGAAATGTGAAAAAACTATTGTCAGACTTCTCATCACAATTACCAAAAGAAGATGGAAGGAAATCAGCTGAAAGAATAATTCTTATTCAACACAAACCAAATGAAGAGCAAGTAATCATAAAGCAAATCACTGATCAGCAACTTCAGGTTACTTACACCTCTGTTGAAACAGACAATTACAAACAGATTTATGATGAGATAAGCACTGTTGATGAAGGATTGTCTCCTTATGATGTCTTACGATATCAGAGAGCAATTAAGACACTTATTGTTAATGAAGGCGAAAAAGGCAATCTCGACACATTACTAGTATCTCCATCAGACTTAGATAAACTTGAAGAAAGCGTTAAACAGGGAAAAAACCTGGTTGTAGCTTTAGGTGATAAAAAATACGTTTTCACTCAAATAAAAGAACTTAATTATCTAGAGGACTATTTGTTTGAGAAAAATGAAATATCCAACAAGTTAGCAATTGAGTTTATCATTGATGCAAAAAATACAATAAGATTACCATTTTCAAAGATTATATCCAATTGCAACTTCCGTGATTTAAATTTGCAGCAAAAGGCATTAACTCGACTTAATCAAAGAATCGAGCGCCATGGTAACCTAGATAATATAATTAACTCTATAGCATTAGATAAAGCAAATGCAGAACGAATCTTTACCACAATTACAGAGATAAAAAACGCAGGATTTAGCAAGCGAAAAGAGCCAGTTGTCGTTATAAAAAACATTAGACACATAGATGTGCGTGAATTATCTGCCTATGTAAAAGAAGATATATTTTCACAATTTATATCATGTGATAATGAAAACTTAAAGACTGTTTATAGGAAGTTGTTTTTAGCCTACGATTTGCTTATAAATGGTGATATTATGAAACCTCTCTGAATAAGATCCCCGAATAGTAGTCCTGTTCGGGGCCTTTCGCCTTCCGCATGGTGGCGGAATGTTTTCTTTATGGTGAGAGAAACCGTGTGTACACCTTTAGCTTTGCAGATTATATATTCAATATATTGGACATTATAAATGTCTTGTAATTGTAAAACCCATATTATTCATAGAATTATGCTTCATACATTTTAATGCAAATATTATGAACCTCAACATCGTTGCGATCACACTTTTTCTTTAAGCCGTGCTTTTTACTGGCAATTATGTAACAACCGTTCACGACTACAAGCAGAACATGGATTCGCCACAGGCGTAGACACTATAAGTATACCATCCCCCTCTGATTCCCTTTCCTATGCATCGTTTGGCGCTCCCTTGGAATGACGTTGTTTAAAGTGCGCAGTTGAGTACATCCAATCCAGTCAGCGATGAAAGCTCGAACTCTATCCAGCTCATCTCGCTCCATAACCGTTCTTGCTGATGTTTTTTAAACCAATAACAGCACTAAAAACAGTCACCCCACATCTTCAACCAATTGCGTATAAACTTTTTGTTTACTTAAACCAACTCATTTAGTTGACTACCAAGTAAACATTGTGTTTAATTATTCCATCGAAAAAAACCACCCAGGCATGGAGCCCACGAAGTAGCTGCCGGCGGCATAAGAAACACCGGATGAGGTGGCGAGAGCAACGCGCAGTAGGTTTAAACGTTCCGCTGGCCGGCGACAAGGCAGAGGTTGAAATGAGTAAGCAAGGCATCAGAGCCCTGATCATTTCGGCAGTTATCGGGCTCTTCATCTGGACGGCGCTAATCAGCGCACTGTGGGAGTTATATCAATGGTCGATTTTGCACGTAAACCCGCTCGTCAGCAGGCTATTCGGTTAAGCCCTCTGTCAGCATTCATTCGTCGGGTGTGTTACATGCTCGCACAAAAAGGTGACCCTTCATGAACACGATGTTCGCACTGGTTCTCACTGTCGGCATGCTGACTGGCGGAAATCAGGACGTTCTTCTCGGTGTATATGACAGCGAGTCGGATTGTAATAAAGCAGCTGTTGAGCAGGGAGTTGAAGAAAACTGTTACCCGCTAAAGGGAGTATTAGCAGAAAACCCAGCCGCATTTACGGCGCAGATGTAGGGGGAGTTATGCAGAAGAAATGCGCTTATTGCCGCAAGCCGATTGAGGAAGGCAAAGAAGTAAAAATGACCATCCTCATCATTCACGGTTCGCAGCTGGCGCCTCGGGAAAGAACCTATTGCTCGACGAAGTGCGGTCAATACGACCAGATGGCCAACGAGGCCTAACGTAAAACCCGCCGAAGCGGGCTGTACGTCCGGTGACACCGACCAAAGTTCCACCGGAAATTACCAAAACCAATGAACACCCTGAATGGGCGCTATCAATGGCCCGAGGGATTCTACATCCAAAATTGAGGCTATCACATGGAATATTTTTATCTGATAAAAGCGACTCAAAAATCGGGTAAAGCCGATGCTGTAATCTGGCGTTCTGCAAAAACCGAATCCCTCGCGCTGCTGCAGCTGGACGTCGACCTGGAAGATGCTGAAATCGAAACAGGCCGCGGCAAAGACTATCAAAAGCCAATCCGTACCGATTTCCCGGTATTTAACGATCTTCCGGCTGAAGGTGTTCTCGATTACTCCTGGTGCGAACGCTACCAGCTCGCCGACGATGACCGCACCTGGGCACTGAAGCCAGGACAAGAGCCTGTAGACGTTCATCACACCGATGATGCTGAAGTATCCTCTGAGTCTGTCACTGACGAGTTGGTTGATGACAATAGTGCTGACGATGCTGGTGATGCCGATACCGTGGAATCGTTCGGCAATGCTGAATACGAAAACGATACAAACGCCCTGTTCAATATTGCTGAGCAGCCGTTTCGCATTAAGTTGCTGGCGCAATACATGGCGAATGAAAACCACGTCTATCAAATCAGTATTCCGCACCGTAAAGAGCTCGCAGTTCTGGAAATGAATACCGATAACTCCGCAGTGCAGGATCTGATTCTCGCCGCTGAGAACGTCCAGGGGTTAAAGGATGCCGACATGCCTACCCTGTGGAAATTTACCAGCGCCAACAAAGCTGTATTTCCTGAAGGTAAGCGCCACGAACTGGGCAAGCGTATCCAGTTTGCAAAACTGTGGTTTGAAACTCCGCACATTGACCGCGGCAAACTCGTTCGCGAATGGTCTGCCGGAAATTACATTTCTTCCGTTCACAAAACGGATACCGGCACCAATGCGGGCGGCAGCAATAAAACCGATCGCAATCCTGACTATACCCATACGCTTGATACGCTTGATGTTGAGATTGCGCTGGCCACAATGCCGATGGATTTCGATATCTACAATTTCCCGGCATCCATTCATCGCCGGGCTAAAGAAATCGTCCAGAAAAAAGAAAGCCCGTTCAAAGAATGGTCTGCTGCGCTGCGTAAAACCGCAGGCATCCTGGACTATTCCCGCGCTGCTATTTTTGCCCTCATTCGTGGCGCCACCAGCGATATTCATCATTTCCCGGTAAGTCTGCAGACCTATATCAATGCGAACCTGATAGAGCATAAGCATGAAACGCCCTCTGCTGAAACGCTTGAGAAAGCCGGGCATGTGTCATCTGCCGCCGTCGATGAACGGTCAGCCGTGGATAAGATTCTCGCAGCTGAGCGCGGTGAATATATCGAAGGGGTAAGCGATCCAGATGCGCCGAACTGGGTAACGGAAGACCTGACTAAACCCAAACAGCCTGAAGTTTCTAACATGGGCAATGGTGTTTTTTCCATTGATGGTCTGATGGATAGCCAGCCAGCACCAGCACCAGCACCAGCACCAGCACTTTCTATCGTGGACCAGGCGCGCCAGCGCGCTGCAGAAGAAAAATTACATCCAGCTAATTCCGGGGAAACCACCAGCGATGTGCAGATGGAAACGGCTCAGCCAGCTGAAGACGAAAATGATAATGCGGTATCAGCAAGCGAAGGCACTGATGCAACTGCTCCGCAAGCAGATGCCGTGAACATGCGAGACATTCTTGCTGAGCGCTGCCCTGACCTTACCGCGGCAGTATTGAAGGACCAGCAATCAGCAACTGCAGAAGAAGAGCATGAGCCAGAGCCTGAAGCAACAAAATGGCCTGAATTCTTCGAGCCCGGTCGATATGAAGGTGTTCCGAATGATGTTTACCACGCGGCGAACGGCACCAGTTCGACTCAGGTTAAAGATGCCCGTATATCTCTGATGTATTTCGAAAAGCGTCACGTCTCGAAAGTCATTGAAAAAACGCGCTCTCCTGTTCTGGATATGGGCAATCTGGTGCATGCGTTGGCGCTGCAGCCTGAACAGCTGGAAAAAGAATTCAGCATCGAGCCGGAAATCCCTGAAGGCGCCTTCACCACGACGGCGACGATCCGCGCGTTTATCGACGAGTACAACGCCGGGCTTCCGCCGCTGTTGAGTGCTGACGACATCAAGGCGCTGCTGGAGGCTCACAACGCCACACTGCCCGCTCAGATTGCGTTAGGGGCATCAGTTGAAGAAACCGGGCAGAGCTATATGTCATTGCCTGCTGAGTTCCAGCGCATCGAAGACGGGCAGAAGCAAACCGCGACCGCAATGAAGGCTTGCATCAAAGAATATAACGCTACCCTGCCCGCCCAGGTAAAAACCAGCGGCAGCCGTGATGCCCTGTTAGAACAACTGGCGATTATCAATCCTGACATGGTCGCTCAGGAAGCCCAGAAGGCGCAGCCGCTGAAAGTCTCTGGCACTAAAGCGGATCTGATTCAGGCCGTGAAATCGGTTAAACCGGATGCCGTGTTTGCCGACGAACTGCTGGATGCATGGCGCGAAAACCCTGAAGGAAAAATACTGGTTACCCGCCAGCAGATGAGCACTGCGCTGGACATTCAGAAAGCACTATTGAATCACCCCACCGCCGGCAAGCTGCTCCAGCATCCGAGCCGCGCCGTTGAGGTGAGTTATTTCGGTATTGATGAGGAAACCGGGCTGGAAGTTCGCGTACGCCCTGACCTTGAGATAGACATGAGCGGCCTGCGCATTGGTGCGGACCTGAAGACCATCAGCATGTGGAACATCAAGCAGGAAGGCCTACGCGCGAAGTTGCACAGGGAAATCATTGAGCGCGATTACCACCTTAGTGCGGCTATGTACTGCGAAACAGCAGCTCTGGATCAGTTCTTCTGGATCTTCGTCAACAAAGACGAGAACTACCACTGGATCGCCATCATCGAGGCATCCGAAGAACTACTGGAACTCGGCATGCTGGAATACCGCAAAGCAATGCGCGCTATCGCGAACGGTTTCGATACTGGCGAGTGGCCGGCGCCGATTACCGAAGACTACGCCGAAGAACTTAACGATTTTGATGTGCGCCGTCTCGAAGCGCTGCGCGTACAGGCATAAGGTGGAATGACAATGTCCAATTTAGTCGCAACTACAGAAAACCAGACCCAGAAGATCGACAACGTTTCCATTCTGACGAACGGCGAATTGTTCAACCGGCTGCGCACGCTTTCTGAAGTAATGGCCAACAGTGGAAATTTCGTTCCTGAACATTACCGCGGTAAACCAGATGCGTGCATGGCTGTAGTGATGCAAGCAGCACGCTGGGGTATGGATCCGTTTGCAGTGGCACAGAAAACCTTCATCGTGGGTAACTCAGGTGTGCTTGGTTATGAGGCACAACTGGTGAATGCGGTCATTAACACCATGGCCCCGACCAAAGACCGGATCCATTTTGAATGGTTTGGTGCATGGGAAAATATCGTTGGACGCTTCGTGGAGAAGACAAGCAGCCAGAACAAGAAATATATCGCTCCAGGCTGGAATTTGAAAGATGAAGCAGGCGTGGGCGTCCGCGCCTGGGCAACGCTCAAAGGAGAATCAGAACCTCGCGAGCTTGTTCTGATGCTTTCTCAGGCACAAGTCCGCAATTCAACACTGTGGGCGAGCGACCCACGCCAGCAGTTGGCCTATCTTGCCGTTAAACGTTGGGCGCGGCTGTATTGTCCGGATGTGATCCTCGGGGTATATACCGCAGATGAAATTGACGAACGCGAAGAAAAGGTTATCAACCCGGCGCAGACAGAAAAAGTCACGCTGAATGAGATAACAAACTCAGTTGGCGCTTCCACCAGCACGCAAGAGTCTGCATCTAACGTCGACTCAGTTGCCGATGGACTCCGAGACCGAATTGATACAGCTGACTCAGTGGATCAGGCCAAAGCCATTCGCGTAGACATCGAATCACAAAAAGCCCTGCTGGGTACTGCTCTTTATACCGAACTGAAGAATAAGGCGGTGAAGCGCTACTACCTTGTTGATGCACGAAACAAGATTGAGGCCGCGATCAACTCACTGCCTAATCCTGGCGAACCGGAAGCTGCCGAGCTGTTTGCTAAAGCGGAAGGCACCCTCAATGCTGCCAAACGTCACTTGGGCGATGAACTGTACGACCAGTTCCGTATCACCATGGACGACATGAAACCGGAATACGTGGGCTAAGGGAGGCGGGAGGGTTCGCCCTCCCGGTAACGATATGAGCAAATCACTTAATGCACGTTGTATCCGCCGCTGGGAAGTTGAATTTAAACCACTCTGCGACTCAAAGCTTAATCCGTACTGGCGCAAGCGTGACCTGCGCGGGTATATCCGCGATGCTGCGCTTACCACCGCTTACAGCATGGTCGAGAGCATGGCTGAACGTAACGCCAAAGTTGACTATGACGGCGCGCCTAATAGCTGGAGCTATGAGTTTTCTCTCTGGTACCGCTTACGCCGGGAAAAATATCTCAAAGAAGCGCGCGACTACCTGAATGAAGAAGCTACCAACGACGAAATCGACGACGAAATAGAGAACGAACTGGAGGCCTGGAATGACTGACATCGCCACATTCACTAATGAGCAATTAATCGCCGTGTGCCGTGCAGACGTGGCGGAAATGTCGAAATTTTTAAAAGAGGGTGAATTCAGCAATCCGTCCCGCGCGGCCCTGTATTTACGTATTACTGAAATCGCATTGGCAGCGCTAGAGGGGGAGTTCTCTTTTGATCGCAATCAAATTCGCCGCGAACACGCTGAATGGTCACAAGCCACCTTCGGTAATGTTGGTCCGACTGGCCCACTAAAACACCTCAGCATAGAAGCGCTCGAAGCTGCCACTGAACCTAACGACTACAGCGAATGGGCTGATATGCAGTTCCTGCTGTGGGACGCCCAGCGCCGGGCCGGTATCACTGACGAGCAGATTACCCAAGCAATGATTGAAAAGCTGGCGGTGAATAAAGCGCGCCAGTGGCCAGCGCCAAAGGACGGGGAACCTCGGATGCATGTTCGAAGCGTAGAGGAATCACTCTACGCCAGGCGCCGCCGTAATCGTGAATCTAATGCGCGCGCTCGAGAACGTGAAACACCTACACAACTCAAAATCAGACTGGCGAAAAACAGAGCGAGAATGGCTCTTCGTCGCAAGGAAGATGCCAAATGAGCCTCAAACACCGCCTGCCCGATCTGGAAGCCAGCATCGACCCTGCGGCATTGCGCGCGGCCGCCGACGAATATTCGGAACTGCTTCTGACTTTGTGCTTGTGTATGAAGATGGCCGGTCCCACTCGGGCGAACGTGCGCGCCTGCGCCACCGAGCTTAAAAAACGCCTGACAACCTGGCACAGCCAGAAAGAGCTCAACGCAATTCTGTCCAGTTGGGATCCCGTTGGCTATGTTCTCGGCCTCCGCCGGGAAGCGAACGACAACGCGCGCGCAGGTGGCGATCCAGTTGATGTATTTGTGTGAGGTGGATATGCGACTGATAAACCGAAGCAAGCAATCACCGCTGGGCCGCCAGGCTTGTGATGCCGCACTGGCAAAACATGTTGAGCTTTATGGCGCCTACGGGCGACAGAAAACGAAGAGAACTTATACGGTGGTGGTTCAAGGCTCAAAGATCACTGTAGAAGTTGTAAACAGAAAATGCAGTTATGTGGCGACGGCCATGAGCTGCGCCCGTAGGCTGCAGCATCTTCCTGGACAATGTAACTAAGGGGCTTTTATGAATAACGCATCTCATTTCCAAGATGAAATATTGATAACCAGTGACATTCTGTCCAGATACAAAATTTCGCGCAGCACACTGTATTTCTGGAGCACACCATCCCGGATGCCATCGTACTTTTCTCAGCCGTTTCCTAAGCCAAAAATAAATGGCAGTCCTAAAAGATGGCGTTTGTCAGACCTTCTTGCCTGGGAAGACAACATGGGTATCAAACCAGAGGCTGGCCAATCAACTTCTCAAGATGACGTTGCCAAACAGCAAGCCAATGACGCTGATCATCCAAATAATCGTGGAGGTTATACCGCGCCATGACTCCAGACATATGATGCCCTAGTAGCTTTTCCACAACATGTGGTGGCGCACCTAATTCAGAAAGGCGCGTCGCCACTGTTCTTCTCAGATCATGAAGCGACCAAGGTTTCATCCCTGTTTTTGCAATAATCTGCGCAGAGAACAGAGCCACGTTTGGTTGAAGTGGCGGCCTGTCATCTTCTGGCCCCCTGTATCGTGACAACGTCACAACATGTTTTGAAACTGATGTTTCTTTTTCAGCTACCATCATCTGTATTACAGCCTCAGGAAGCGCCCTTCTCACCGACTTCCCAGTTTTATAGTCACTTGCCGGGATAGTCCAAGTTTGTTCCTTGAAATCAAACCATTCCCATTTTGCTGTTCTGATCTCTGTACTTCGACAGCCAGTCATAATGAGAAACTTCATTATCAATTGCTGCCTATACTTCATCTCAGGCAGGGCATTCCAAACTGTAATGATTTCATCATCACTTAACCTGCGGTCTTTTACAGCTGCTGTGAGCCCTACATCTGATCGTCTAAGGCTTTCAATAGGGTTCACGTTAATTACCCCACGGTTGGAACAGAAACGAAATGTGCGCTGCATCAAACCCAGCATTTGCCCTGTAACCACTCTTCGCCCCATACCGTCAAATAGATTTAGCCAGTGAGCTTTAGTTGTCTGATCTACAATCATATTTCCGAGCACTGGGGCTATATGATTATTGAAGTCGCGGCGGTTAACTTTGATTTTTACCAGACCTTCAGGGATGCAATAGTACTTCTCCCAGTAATCGAATGCTTCTTTCACTGTAAGCGCTTCTACTTTTTTCTGTTTCTCGAGTACTACTTGCCGTCTAGGATCAAGCCCTTCCGCTAGCCAAGCCCTGAACTGCTGCCTACGTTCTCGCGCATGAGCTAATGAGGTGGTTGGATAATCACCAATCGTTAGTTGAGCGGCTTTCCCGTTCCATCTGTAGCGGTAAAAGAATGTTATACTGCCGGATGTAGACAACCTGACATTCAGACCATGTGCGTCTGAAATGACCTCGATTTGGTCTCTTTTTTTGCCAAGAGCTTTTCTTAATTTTGTGTCGGTAAGCAATGTGTACACTCCGGAAGAAGATATACACATCAGTGTACACATTATGCGTAAATTGATAACCTTCAAATCTATGAAGAACACACAAAAATAAAGCGTTACATACTGGCAAGGCGTTGATAATAGCGGGATTCTTGAAAAGAAATAAAGCAT